GGGCTGAGCGTGACGTAGAGCATTGCGCTAAGCTGCGCTCCCCGCGCCGTCGTTCAAGGCGAACACAGCCCCCTTGACACGTTCTTAGCCAACCCTGTTGACCGTGTAGACGATCTCCACAGCGGTGAGGGTGATCTTCGCCCCCCCAATCAAAGGGCATGTCAGCGACACCTGAAGGAGCAGGCGGTAGCCCGTTTCGTCCGGTTGGTGCGCGTACTCAACCGTGTCCTCTACCGTCTGGTCAGTGTTCAGGGCGGCGTCAAGCTCCACCGTGGCCACAGCGGCGTCAAGGTTTCCCCCACCAGCAGTGTCATAGCGCCAAAGCGTCGCTACCGCCGTCGAATCCGACGCAGCAGAAGCAAATTTCCCAACAATGCGAAGCGTCGTAATGATCGCACCATAGGGCAGCAGGATCGGAACATACGCATTGATGAGTTCGTTGCTCGGCATCGTGTCTCCACTGTAGGAGACAGATGGAATCGAAGACAAATCGAGAGCCAATCCCTCCAGCGAGTACGGGATCGTTGCTGCGCCATCAACGTAAGTAAACATGGGAATCAGAGCCATGCCGCAGTAGCTCAGCACGTTGGTGACTTCAGGGACAATCGGCGCGCTCTCAAACTCGACTGCGACCTCGCTTCCAATCGTGATCGTTGTTGGTGCGGTTGCCTTGACCTGCACCGAATCCTCGGCATCAGAGTGCGCGTAGAGGTGGCCTGCACCAACATGGCCCATGAGGCGCAGGATGGAGGCGTCCACGGCCTTCGCAGAGACTCCCCGCTTGTGAGGGTGCGCGGTGGCGACGAAGACCTGGGGCTGCTCAATATAGAACGTCCCGGCGCTCAGCCCTTGCGCTCCTACCTCAATGCCGACGAAGTAGCACTCCTCAGAGGGAGCGGCAGGCACCAAGACTTCCTTCTCGTAGAGCGTCCAGTCGGCGGTCGTTGCCGAGAGCGCGGGGCCGTTGATGGAGAAGGAAATGACTGTCCGATCCGCCTTCATGAAGCGGAAGCGAAGCCCGATCTTGGTGGCCGTGCAAGCCGTCGCCTTGTAGTAGAAGCGATACCGGATCGTTGACCCTGGAGTGACTGCACCAAGCGCTTGGAGCTTGCGGTAGACGTTCCCTGAAGCGCCAGAGGTCGTCCCCATGATCGAATTCAGCGCACCGGAGACGACGGCATCTGTGAGGACGAGCGAAGTTGCCCCGCCCTGCGCCGTGTAGTCCCCAAGCGACGTCTCGTAGCCCATGTACGGATCTTGAATCAGGGCTTCCCACTTGTCCCGATCCTCGCTGAAGGGAACCTCCTTCCAGGCACGAGAACGCACCGAGGTGTCGACGTTCGCTGCCGCAAGCGATCCAGAAGACGGAACCGTGACCGCGCAGAGCCAGATCGTCTCGGCAGGGTTGGGCGTCGAGGCGTACTCAGCCGAGGTGTAGAGCTTGTACGTCGCCACCGTGTCCGTGTCGACCGCATAGGTGACGTTGAGGGCGATGTACACTGTCGTCCCCGCATACGCCGTCAGATCGAACGTGACCGACGCGGTCTCATTCACTGTCAGCACCAAGCCACTCCCCCGCACGCGAGCAATGGAGGCACTCAGGGTCTCGTCCACCTCAAGCTCGAGCGTCAAGCCAGCAGGCGTCGACGGAGTGAAGCCGTAGAGAATGCCAGCGGGCTGCGACGCATGGATCTTGTTGATGTTCTGAGAGGTGTACGCCGCCCCCCAGGGCATGGAGACCTTAGAGGCGCTGATGGTGCTAAGGGTCGTGGGCATTCATTTTCTCCGAATTCGAATTCGTTCGTATCCGCTTCAGGGGATCACTCGCCAGAGAAGGTCACCTCGATCCGAATCTCGATCCCCTGGTAGGACTCCTTCTGGATCTTGGGAAAGGTCGAGTAGAACATAAGGACGTCGTCGGCGTTGTAGATCCCAAGCTCGTAATACTCGGGAGCTGCACCAGATCCGTCGTCTGACCCTTCGTCGGGATCAAGGGCGCAAATGATCGTGACCTTCGCGTCGTCGGAAGTGTCAATGTCCGCTGCCTCCAGATCCTTCTCGAAGGAGAACCTGCTGTCTGTTGGGTAAGCGGAGGCGTTGTCAATGCAGTCCAGATCTTCCTGAGTCGCCTCTGGGGTGTTTGGCACCTTGGTGCCGCCCTGGTTCGTCCAGCCCCCCTCCCCGAAGCGGAAGTAGCTCGGGACGAGAGAAGCCTCTCCGTGGGCGTCCCTGAGAAGGTTCAAGTAGCCATTGGTGACGACGGTCTGAAGGGTCGGCATTAGAGGGTCTCCTCGACGTAGGTGTCTACAGGCTGAACGTCCGCCGCAACCTCGTCAAAGCGGCTGTAGGTGCGTACTGAACCCGAGATCGACTTCGCCACGCGCACGGCGACCGCGCTCTGCATCGTGAAGACGTACTGCGCGATCTCCACATGGGCAGGAAGTTGCTTCTTCAGTTGCGCGAGCGTGCGCGGAAGGAGATCTTCGAAGAAGGCGGAGTCCCCGAGTAGAGCGGAGTCACGCACCTCAACCTCTACGCGAATCCGGTGGCTCGGACGCCAGTCCTCTTGCGGTGCCACGGCTGGCCGAATGAGGAGCTTCCACGAGCCAGGGGCGGGCGTCAGCCTTAGGTGCGTGACCAGCATCGTGGTCGCCCCGTCATAGCTGTCCACGAAGAACTCGTTGTCGTCCGAATCCTTCATGACGATCCCGACCCACGAAGCCGCTCCAGAAAGCAGCTCTACCGGGGCGCTGAGCGTGAGTTCGTGTGTGTCCCCTGAAGCCACAGCGGTGACCGTGACGTCCTCCTCGACAGATTCCGCGTCAAGCGTGTCGACCGGAATGACGTCCGCTCGCACCAAGTCGAAGAGCGGAAGCCTCGGGTCAAGATCCGTGTAGTACTGCCCCTCGATCTCGAACGTGTTCGCGGCAGGAAGGGCGTCGTAATACCACTTGTTGATCCAGTAGAGTCGCTTCACCGTCGCACGAAGACCTGACATCCTTGCCCGAAGCGAGATCGAATTCGTCGACCCGCGTTGTCCCCGCAGCCACATGGCCCGCTCCGTGGCCGCTCGCTGGTACGCCACGGGATCGTACTCCTCCAGGGTGATCGCCATGTCTGCCGCAAGGTGCTTCAAGAAGCTCGGAGGTGACACCGTGAGCGTTCCTGCCGAAGGGGTCTCCGTTCCTGCGACCGTGAGGTAGCCCCCAATGGCGTTCACACTCCGCACCAACGTGCGCCGAATGCCCACGACGACGTCACCAGGGCTGATCGTGACGAGCTGATCCGGCTCCGAGACGAACAGCTCGAGGTACGCCTCTCCGGTCTCTGACTCTTCCGCAGTGACGCTGTTGGTGCTTGTGACGACGAGCGAGATCGGGGTCTGGCTCGACACCGAGAGCGCATGCCGCAAGGACGCCAGCTCGCTCGCACGCTCTCGAAGGTTCAGGGTGCTTTCCGCCATCGCTTCAATGAAGAGGCGAAACCACCCACCGTTCTCCGGGTCGCGCTCGCGGTAGACCATTGGAATGGTTCGCCAGATCGTATCCGTCCAGCTCGGCTGGCCTACCGTTCCAGAGGAGCCAAAGGGACTCGCCATGACCTCACCTCCAGTAAGAGACCACCAAGACCCAATCCGTCGTATCTACCCAGGGGTCATACTCGTCGAGCGTGATCGTGTCCCCGCTGATCTCGTAGCCCGAGGTCAGCTCCAATCCGTTCAGTGTCACCCTCGGAACGCAGTTCGCATGCGGGGTCTCGCTTAGCTCCCACTCCCATGTCTCGTTGTCGAGCGTGAATGAATCCTGCTGATCTTGTCGATAAGTACCGGCACTTTCAAACGTGACCGTATCGCCATCCCGAACCACGACCCCGTTGCGAAAGTAGACCGCATCCCCCGAACGATACGCCACCAAGACGTTCCCCGTCGTTGGTGCGACCTGCCGAACGACCGTAGGGGTCACGTCCCTTGCTCCAGAGGAGGAGCGAGTCACGCTCATGACCCACATGGCCCCACTTGGCCGCAACGTCACCGGGGAATGATCCGTCGTGATTCGCTGCTGCGCCCCCGTCGACGGCGTCACCAAGAAGAGGTCGTCCGTGAAGGTCAGCTCCCCCGTAGAGGCTGTAAACGAGATCGATCCCCCACCGTAAAGGAAGAGATTACGATCCTCCACAGAAGCATTGAGCCAAGCATCGATCTGCTCCACCATCGAGCGAAAAATCGGATGCCATTGCTGATCCGCTGACGACGGATACTGGATCGAGAGCCGGGGGCTGGATGCGGGCATGAAGCCTCCTTAGAGGGACTGGATCAGGATCGTACCGGGGACGATCACCTGCTCTTGCGAAATGATCAGGTTTTGGTGTCCGTCGACGGAGACTTCCTCGCAAGCAATCGTGACATTGCACACGTCGACGCCAGGAACGGACTGAACCTCCTCGTAGACCTGCGAGATGTAAAGGTCGTCACCAAAGGCCCGCCGCTTGAGGAGTGTCCGAATGCGGGCATCGATCTGCCCTTGCACCTGAGAGAAGATGAAGCCGGTGAGCGCCCGGAACTCCACCGTAATGTCAGCCGAGACAAGGGCATCCGCCCCAGAGGAAACTCGCACGACATGGGCTACGTCACAACGCTCTTGAAGATACGTCTCGAGCGACCGGATCAGCCCGTTCGAAGGGGCGGTGTAGTCGTCGTTCTGATCGACGGACAAGATCGAAACCGAGATCACGTTGCTAAAGCCGTCCCCATCCAAGACCTCGTCCAGATGCGACCGAAGAAAGAAGAATGCGTTCGTCACCGTCTCTCGAGCGGTTTCACCAAGAGAGGAGAGCGCGTCGGCACGCGTCTTCGAGGCTGCAGCCTCGGTGTCAATGGAGGTCATGGCCCCCTCAATGGAGGCGCGGTGCGTTCCCACCTCTGTGGTCGAGGTCTCCACCAAGGAGATCGTAGAGGTGACGCTCGAGAGCGTAGTCGTCATCTCCGAGATCGCCGCGTCCAGGGTCTCGAGGGCGGATTCGAGATCGTCTTGCAAATCCTGTAGGTGCGTGGCGTCAGCCACGATGGAGACGTCGCTCGAAGCCTCCATTGCCGCAATGACCTGCGGGATCGTCATGTCGTAGCTTTCGCTCTCGGAGGCGGTGGCCCCGGTAAGGGTCGTCGAGACCGAGGACAAGCCCGTCACCCGCCCCTTCAGACGGTGGGTCTGCTCTCGGAGCGAGGCGATCCGAGCGGTGAGGTTGACTCCTGCCGTCTCCAGCCCGTCACACGCCGTGCCAATCGTGGTGCAATGCCCGTCCACGTCGTCCATGCTGGCGGAGATCGTGTCCCCTGCTGAAGCGACCGCGTCGACGTAGTCTTGGTGGCCAGCCGAGGCGAGCGTGATGTACGAATTCGCTCGAAGATCCCCACTGGTGCTGCGAGCTACGAAGGCTTTCGCTTGCGATACAGCCCCGTAATCCGCCGAGGAATACGCCGAGGCGACCGCCGTGTAGTCCTCCGTCGTAATGCAGATGTCGCGGGCTGCAGCATACGAAGGTGCCTTCGCCTTCGCCTCGTCGATCCCCTCGGGATCAGCGCCCCCCGTGCAACGCTCGGTCTGAGAGATCGTGAAGTTGATCGCAGAAGCCCCATACGAGAACGGGGAGACGACCGCGTTGACTCCGTTGATGTTGCCCTGAAGCCCCGAGGTCACGACATAAGCGATCTTCACCTCCAGCCCGGAAGCTGGAATGGCAGCACTCTGCCCGTTGCCGAATCGCACCAAGGGAGGATTCTGGTGATACCAGACCTCGAACTCGTTCCCCTCCTCGAAGGTGAGGTTGGTGACCTCCTCCCACTCTACGCCGTCGACCCAGACCCGCACCGAATCCTTTGCGACGTACTTGCCCACGGGGACGGGAAGCGCGAACTCCTGATCGGGAACGCCAGCCCCTGTCAAGGTGATCGAAGTCGAGTAGCCCTCTCGCACCGAAATCGAATTCGCTTCCGTAGAGGAGGCTGCGAAGCTGCTCTCCGCCAGCGTCTCCACGATGAAGCCACTCGCGTTCCTGAATTGAAAGCCAGCAGGGAGCGTGAAGGCGAAGTCATACGTCTGAGAGGGGGCGACCGAGATCGTACCGGCACCAGAAACCGCTGGGCGCATTCTGTAGCCAATCTGCCGACACAGGCGCTCCACGTTCGCCCGCTCCCTCGCCGTCGCAAGGTACGACTCGAGCGCCCGCCGGTCTATGTAGAAGCTCAAGGACTCGCCCACGAACGCGATCAAGTCCACCAGCATCATGCCCATGCTCGATGCCGCGAAGTCGTTGTAAGTATCCCCGTACTTCGTCTCAATTCGCTTGAGCAGTTCGTTGACGATGGTATCAAAGTCACGCGCAAGGTAGTGCTGCATTTTCCCCTCACAGCATCGGTACGCGCATGGACAAGGTCTGTTGAACCCCCGTCCTCGCGTAGATCAGGGTGACGTTTGCTTCGTTCCCCACGAAGCGAACCTGAATGTCTCGAATCTGAATCCGACGCTCTTGCGCCCGCAAGCTCTGCCGAATCTCCTCTCGAATGAGGTTCGCCACCACCGGGGTGGCCCCCTCGAAGAGGAATCGCTTGAGCGCGCTCCCCACGGAGGGACGGTACACACGCTCTCCACGCTGCACCAAGAGGATCTGGTGGATCGACTGCCGAATCGCCTCCTCATCCGAAGGAGGTGCTGCCGGAAGCTGATCCCCAGATGCCCACGGAAAGGAAAGTGTCTGGATCGCCATGTCCTCTGCTTACCGCTTCGCCCCTCAGTAGTCGAGCGGACAGAGCGGAAAGGAGGGCAGCGTTGGAAGCTGAAGCGAGGGCAAGTCCAGATCAATGTCGATGGAAAGCGTCGGAAGCGACGGAAGCGGGAAAGAGATCGAGAAGCGAAGATCCAAGTCTGGAAGGGTCGGCAGGTTGAGGGTCGGCAAATCCAGATCGATGTCAATGCTCAGGATCGGAAGAGTCGGGAGCGGAAGAGTCGGGAGACGAGGCAGGCGAACACTGAGTCGCGGAATCTCCGGCAACGTGAGCTTCGGCAAGTCGAGATCCAAGTCGAAGCTCAACGTCGGAAGCATTGGGAGCGGGGGGATCGGAAAGCGACACCGGCTCAGGGGATCACCTTCTGGCTCTTCGAGAAGAGGATCGTGAGGGGCTTGGTGAGCTTCAGGTTCTTCTCCGCGAGGAGCTTCTGGAAGGTCTTGGGGCGATAGCCGGTCTGGTTGGCCAGTGAATCCAAGCTCTCGAGCCACGCGAGGCGCACCTTGAGGTACTGCTCGAGCCATACCAGCTCACGCCCGCCGTCACTTGGTGGAGACTCGGGGAAGCGATTCCGCAGCTTCTGCCAATCGACCCCCTGGACGTAGCTGTCCAGCACCACGGCGAAGGAGAGCGGCTCCACAAGGCCGAGCTTGGTGGCGTAGTTGTACGCGGGAAGCGCGTAGAGCTGGTGAAAGATCGTGTCCTGCGCCGCTTGCATGACCGGGTCAGAGCCAGCCGCCTCGAGCAGGGCTTTCAGGGCGGTGTTCCCCGAACCCTGATCCTGCTTCAAGATCACGACGTAGCTCTTGAGCTTCGCCGCGAGGGAACCCCCTCGCGTGATGTACTCCTCCACGATCCGATCCAGGGTGTCGGGTTTATCCGCCGCCTGGAACCAGCCATAGCTCAGCCCCCCCTTGTCCTTGGGGTGATCCGCAATTCGAGAGAAGCCCCCGGTCGGAGAGCCAGTCTCGAAGCTGCGAATGATCTGAAGGGCAGCAGCGTACCCTGGCGTCCCAATTGCGTACTGCGAGGGCGCTTGAGATGTCTCAGCCATGTCGTTTCTCCGTCATGAGTCCCTTAGCCACGATCAACGAGATTCGCCCATTGGGTAGAGCATGACGTCCACCCACGCCGAGAGATGGTGCCGATCCTCGTCGCTGTAGTCGACCGCGCTCACCAAGAAGATCACCACGTCGCTCGCATGCGCCTCGATCAGATCGCACAAGTAGTCCTCGGAAGGAATCACCCGCCCCACGGATTCCTCCCACCGCTGTAGCACCAAGTAGATCCCCGGACGCCTGATCCCAAGCAGCCGAAGGGCGACCTCACCCTCGCGCTGCTGCACCTCCCGAACCTCCTCCCCCCATTCGCCCTGAAAGACCCTCATGGCCACCTCACTTGGTGCCGAGCTTGGAGAGACCTTCGTTCACCTCGGCGTCCAAGCGTAGCAGCGTACTGACCAAGTCGTCAAATTCACCAAAGGACTGAAGGGTCTCCAGCAAATTCGCATGCCCCTCAGCTCCAGCAGCGGCAGCCATTCCCGTGTGCGAGCGATTCGACGGCTTGATCGTAGGATCAGCCATGATCCCCTTCAAGACCCGATTCCGAATCCCCCCACCACGCGTCCGAGCCTCATTCGCGTCGAGGAGCGCCTCCTGCGAGATCGAATTCGCTTCGGCGGGCTGAAGGTACATCAGCCGCTCCGCACCAAGTATCTTCTCTACGCGCTCAGCCTGGATCTGCACCCGCGAGAGCATCCCCTGAAGGCTCGAAGCCAACGCCTCAAGCTGCCCCCGAGCGACCTCTCGCTCCATCGGGGAAGATTCGCGCCACAACCGCTGACGAGCGGCGTTCGCGTCCTCGGAATCCCCGTAGATCGATAGCAATGCAAGAAAGAGCCTCATTGATCCCTCCGCTCTAAGCGTATACACCAAGACCCGCCGAACGTGTCAAGAAGCAGCCTTGATCCCGAGGGCGTCCCGAGCCTCTCGCGCATGCTCGATCCGCTGATTCGTCCCCTCGATCTCCAACGGCGTCACACAGTCACGCAGCGCCTCCAGCGTCGACTTCATCAGGAAGTCGGGAAGCCGCGCCTTCACCACGTTGGTGCTGATCAGGGTCACACGCCGGTGGAGCATCCGGTGCCGAAGCAGCTCGTCGAAGACTTGCTCGTTGAACCCCTTACCGTCCGCCCGCTCCTTCCCAAGATCGTCCAGCCCAAGCACCTGAACCGAACGCATGCGCTCGATCATGCTCTCCTGCGCGTCGAACATGGTGCGCTGAAAGATGAAGTCCTTGATCGCCGCACTCTCCACGAAGAGGGCAGTATGCCGGTGACGACGCGCCTCCTGCAAGGCAGCGCAGACGAACGTCGTCTTGCCGATTCCGTTGTTCCCGCAAAGGAGCAGCCCGCGCCCCGCCATGACGTGCGACTCGATCTCCCTGAGGTACGCCTGAAGGATCTCAGGAAAGCGCGTCGGATCGATCTCTTTGGGGTAGTATCGGGGCGGGATCTGCATCCGCTCCATGTCGGACAAGGTGAGGGGGCGTTTCATGGAACCTCCAAGCACCAATATAGGCTCACCCCACAGATAGACAGCCCCCAGCGCACCTCTTGACGGAGGCTTTACTGCACCACCGCCATGAGATCCAACACCGCCTCGGCCTGCGCGAGACTCGGCAACTTCGCACCAAAGTCCAGCTCAAGCCCCGTCGTGACGTAGACCGGCTGCATCCCAGGACGCTTGCACACCAAGAGGTACTTCTTCGACCCGGCAGCACGGCTCCAGCCGGTGGGATATCCCCGATTCGGATACGATCCGGGCGCGGGCGTCCCGTCCCAATCCTGATCCTTCAGGTAGGCCGAGATCGTCGGGTTGAACGCCCGAAGGAAGTCCCCCGGCTTCTCAAGCTCCTTCGCAGAGAAGAGGGTCATGGCCTCGTTCTGGGCGTAGAGGTTGAAGGCATCCTCTGCCCAGAACGGCACCTCCATCGGCTCGGACTCACTTCCCTCGTTGAGCGCGTCAATCAGTGTTCGCATGGGGTCTCCCTCTCCTGGGGTAACCCCTACGAAGGCTTAGATCAAAAATCATCCATGTTGAATTTGCCCGAATCGAACTCCCGCTCCTTCAGGTGCTTCTTTCCGGCGGGGACTTGGGCGTCCGCTTGCTGCGAGAGCATCTTGGTGAACCGCTCGGCAGGATTCGTCTTGTCGAGGAAGTCCTGAAGCAGCGTCGTCCGCTCCCGCACCAAGACCGGGAGCCTCGGCAGCCCCATTGGGAACTGCGCCCGAAGCTGGAGCGCGTAGACCTCGTACAGCTCAATGGCTCGAGCCATGACCGGGCCGCTGTTGTGGGCGCAAGTCAGAACGAAGCTCCGCAACACTCCCCAATCCAGAGGCTGCGCCACGAACTTGCCTTCGGGGAGGAGGTGTCCGTACTTGCGTTCCACCCCGTCCTTGTAGGCTTGGTACGCCTCGATCCGCCACTGCTTGCGTAGCGCCTCAATGTCCGTCACCCGCTCCTTGGTGCGCTCCTTGGGCGGAGGGACACGATCCTCGAACAATGCCTGAGCCTTCCGCTCTGCTCGCTTCTCCTCCGTCCTCCGCTTAGACTCCTCCCCTCGCTCAATAGCACTCTCTACGCGAAACCGAAGCAGCTTCATGTCGCTCACCCGTTCCTCCGCATTCGAATTCGTCTTAGCCTACCGGGCCGTCTTGAGCGTAGGACGACCGCCACTCGGCGTCGTCGAGATCAGCTTGGTCTGAATGAAGAGATCGAACTCCGCCCTAAGGTCGACCTCCGAGATCAGGATGTCTCCGCCCATGTACGCTGGGCAGATCCACGCCCCCACCTCGGCATTCCAGACCCACTCCTGCCCCTGGAGGAGCTTGCGCGCTGCCGTCATGAGGAGCGCCATTCGCTTCGCCTTCGCGTCCGTCCCCCGGTGGGCCTCTACGTCCCCCGTGAATTGCAGGACGAACATGGAATTGAGCCGCAACCGCTCGATCAGATCCGGGTAGATCTGCTCGCAGGTTCGCACCAAGGCGATGAAGATCGCCATGCCGCTGACTTGCGACACCACGCTCAGCGAAGGCTTGTACGCCTCCACCACCAAGCCACAGCCCAGGTCGACCCGTGTGACCTGCTGCGCGTGGGCATTGATCGTGTCCGCCAACGAGACCAATCCCCCACCGAACGTATCCATGAACGACATCAGAAGCCCTCGTCCACAAGGATACCCACCCACCCCGAATGGATCGCTAAGAACCTGCTAAGGCGGAGGCGACGACGAATTCGAATTCGTCAGATCCCGAAGGGAGACTTCGTCGGCAACGCCCCTCGCGCCTCCTCCTCGGCTCGCTTCCGCTCCTCGCGCTTCCGCTCCTGCCGCACCTGACTGATCCGAATCGCCAGCTCGTTCTCCTTCCGCTTCAGCCCCCGCTCCTCCAAGAAGATCGTCGTGCGCGCCTTCTCCCGCATGCGGTAAAGCTCCTGCACCAAGTCTGACTTCGCTTGGTGCATCTTTCGCAGCTTGATCATCTCCTCCGTCGTCAGCTCGCGCCCTTTGCGAGCGTCAGACATCTCCTTGACGAACGCTCGCTGCTTGGCCGAGAGCTTGACCGCCAGCAAGTCACTGATCACGACGAGCATGCTCAGATCGTTATCGTCGAATGCGAACATGGCTACTCCAGAAAGGGGACGAAGGGGGCGGCATGCAAAGCCTCGATCCGCATGTCGTCTATCGACATTTCCGTCGTGACCGGACTCGCCAGATCCTGTATCTCCCAATCCCCCGAAGCCTCTACTGCCCTGGCTCCGTTCAGGAAGGCATCTGGATCGAGCATGCCGATCTGCTTCAGCACCGCTGGGACGTCAGCCGGATCGCATTCAAGCACATGCACGGCGACGAATTTCAGCCTCACCTCTGTGGGCATAGAAAACCCTCCTCTTGGGAGAGTAACCCCAAGAGGAGGGTGGCGTTGCTTAGAGAAGGTCGGCCAGGGCCGACTCCAGCCCCAAGACCTCCAAGAGATGCCGCCGTTCCGTCACTGAAGCCCCCGCCTCCGTGTCGAGGTTCCGCATGATCGACTTCCGCACGGCGTCGAGCGCGGCAGGATCGCGCCGCAGGAGGTGCGCCATGTCCTTCAGCACCTCATGCTCCATGCGAGAGAGACGAACCGCCTGCCGAATGTAGTCCTCGAACGCCTCCGCCAGGATCGGGAAAAGCACCTTGAAGTGCTTGTACATCTCCTCGGCAAGCTCGCGGATCTCTACCTGCGCGTCGTGAGCGAGACGCAAGCGAAGGAAGTTCATGAGGTTCCAAGTGTCCATCGTGAAGTGGTACACCGTAGAGGAATCGAGCGAGAGCGCCTGCCGTGCCTGCTCCCGAGCCGCTCCCGCGTCGACCATGTCGTGGTAGAGTTCCAGCCCGTTGGTGGAATGCTCGAGGAGACGACGGAGGAATTCGTTGCTCACCTCGGCGTCCACCAAGCCCTCGCTCATCTGGCGGTTCAGGGCGCTCTGCTTGCGGAGGGGGTACGACTTGATCCGCACAGGGAAGCCGTCAGCCGACGCCTCCCCCTTAGGCCGCTTGGTGTACCGGTCGCTACGCACGGAGAGGCTCTGCGTCCGGTGCCGCACATGCTGCCGCTCTACCATGACGCTCGTCACGACCTGAAAGTGCATCTGGCCGAACTCGAGCGGCGACGTGTGCATGTCGCGCACCAAGCGCCGAAGGAGCGCCCGATCCGACGATGCCTTCTTCACTGAAGCCAAGCCCCCTACGGAGTTACGCGCCACTTCCGCCAGAAGGGCGTCCGTCCCGTAGTGTCCCACCAAGCGAATGGAGCTTCCGTTGGGAAGCGTTACCCAGGTCTCATTCATGCTGTCTCCTTGCCTCTTCGAATTGATCCCACTTGAAGCGACTCCTCGCCGGAACGAGAAGACCGATCTCGCGTGAGGAGATCGGAATTCGAATTCGTTCATTCACCAAGAGCCACTCGTCCTCTCTAACCAAGGTGCCTCTGACCTCGAAGGAGTCCATCACACGGTATTCCTCTCCCACCAAGAGGAAGCCTCCGAGCGGCCCCTGCATGTCAAGGACTCTCGCCGCCGAGATGCCGACGTCGAGGTGTGCGCTCACCAAGAATGCCCGGTGGAGTGCCTCCTCCGCTCGCTCGAGCGTGATCCGGGTCGACACCGGGATCGGCTCAGGTATCCCGTCCGAGAGTCGCCACACGTCCCGCCGCTCCCCCTCTCCACCAAAGGCCGGAAGGATGGAGATCGTCTCCATCCCCTCCCGCAAGAGGCGCGGATACACCAAGACCTCTACCTCCCCAAGAGAAGCCGAGATCCGATACCACCAGCCCCGCTGAATACTGCAATGCCAAGAGGCGCGACGCACGAAAGCCCCCATTCCTGGGGGCTTCTAACACGCCGAGGGCGGGCTACGAGTAGCGAGAGCAGACGAGCTGGATGCGACCGTCAGGCAGCACGGTCTTCTCGACCCCGTACCCCTCCGCAATCGCGGACTCCATCGTCAGCTCCTCGGCGTAGGTCGCGAGGGTCTGACGAAGCCAGTCCGTGTTATGGAACGCCCCGTCATGGTCGGGGACGTGCGGCACCCAGTGGGTGACCCCGTCCGTCACGACCCGCTCGAAGCCGACGTCGTTGTAGCCCCCAGGCGACGTCACCACGACACCCCTCCCATGCTGCGACCCAGCCAGCACCAAGTGGGCGCGCTGCGTCTCATGGCGGTAGCCCTTGAGGTTCGTGCCGTTCTCAAAATAGAGCAGATCCTGCTCGCGGATCTTGAGCGTTGCGGCGAGCGCCTTCTTCAGCAGGCGCAGGTTCGTGATCTGGGGACACTTGATAGGGGTGTAGGCTGACATTTGAACTCCTGAGGTGAGGTTGGGAAGATCAGCGACCCGCGCCGACCATGCCGAGGATGATCGACTCCTGCTCGTCGTCCTTCTGCTCGACGGCGACGCCTCGGGGCAGAAGCCCACCAATGACGCCCTCGACGAGCGCCACGCAGCCAGCACCACCGGGGCCACCAGCGGTGACCTCGGCGCTCACAGCGATCTTCTGCGGGCCACCCTTGAGGTCGTTCTTGTAGCGGCTCCCGATCTCGAAAGCCGAGGGATCGATGATCACGGTCACTTGTTGCATTTTACACTCCTTGTCGTGAGAACATATTCAGCATTCTCTGGGAAGGGAACCCCAGAAATGTCACGGAACCGTCCGGGGCGATCTGGATCTCCGTCCCCCGCTGAGCGAAGTCGAATTCGCTGAAGCGGTTAGTGAGGTGGTGAAATTGCTGGTTGGCGGAACCAGCCATGCGGACGGTCTCTGGCTGACGCAGGTCGAACGGCCCGTCGATCAGCGTGTCCACCAAGCCCTCCCCCTCGATCTGGCACCAAAGGGGGCGCTTGAGGAGGAAGGATCGCGTGCGGCCCGAGTAGAGAATGACGCTCTCCACTCGGGGGCGAGCCACGCGCAGGAACTCGAGCAGCTCAGGGAGCTGATCTGTGGGTTCCCCCCCCGAGATCGTGAGGTGCGTGCTGACGCTCAGCACCTCACGAACGAGCGCCTCAGGGGTGAAGTGTCGCACCAACACCCCAGCGGGGCTGTGGGTGTGGGGATTGAAGCACCCTGGGCAGCCAATGCTGCACCCCGCCGTGTGCAGGACAGCTCGCAGCCCAGGGCCGTCGACTCTCGACGGTACGATCTCTCCGTAGATCCTCACCCTACCTCCAGCCCCTCTAAGATAGGCACCGACGCGGGTTTGTCCGCGCCTTGACACGATCCTGACAATTCAGGCGTCGAAGTCGTCGCTCTGATACGAGATCAGGGGAGAGAGCGGCGCGGGCGAAGGCTTCACAACCTCCAGCGAGCGAGCCAGACGCGCCCGATCCCGACCGAACGCCTGCATTGCCTTGATCTGATCGCCCATAGTCTTCGAGAGCGGGCGTGTCGCGTTGGCCGCTTGTGTTAGATCCGCCACCGTCAGATCCCGCATGCCGTCGTCAAAGGCGATCAGCACGGCTTCCTGCACCACGCCCTCGATCTCAGCACCAGAGAAGCCCTCGGTCGCCTCGAGGATCTGCCCCACCGAATTCGAATTCGTGATCGCGTCAGGATTGCGTCCCGTCTTCCGAATGTGAATCCCGAGGATCTCCTTTCGCTCGTCCGCGTTAGGGAGGTCGACGAAGAAGATCTCGTCGAAGCGCCCCTTTCGCAGCAGCTCAGGCGGGAGCTTGCTGATATCGTTCGCCGTCGCCATGACGAACACAGGATCGCGCTTGTCATTCATCCATGACAGGATCGTCCCCATTACACGCGACATCGTCCCGCCGTCCGACGACCCGCTGGAGGCGGCACCGCTCAGCCCCTTCTCGATCTCGTCGAGCCAGAGAACGCAAGGGGAAAGCTTCTCAGCGAGAGCCAGGGTCTTGCGGGTGTTTTCCTCGGAAGCCCCCACAAGCCCAGCGAAAAGCTGGCCCATGTCGAGGCGGAGACACGGCACCTCGAGGAGCGACGCGACGGCTGCGACGGAGGCGCTCTTGCCCGTTCCCGGTACACCAAGCATCAGCACCCCCTTCGGAGCCTTTACGCCGAACTTGAGCGCCTCGGGCGAGAACGCACGCTTTCTGATCCCGATCCACCGCTTGAATTCCCCCATGCCCCCGATCTCGGCCATCGGCTTCGGCGGGTAGAATGTGAGCATTCCGCCCTTCGAGATGGACTCGACCTTCGCCTTCGTGACCTCCGCGATCAGCTCCTTTGAGGGGTCTTCCGTCGCATTGCGGATCGCAATGCTGACGAAGTTCCGCATCTCCACAAGGGAGAGACCCTTGCATGCCGTCACCAATGCCGCGAGCTTGTCGGGTGCCTCGTAGGGAATGACGACCGGGGACGTCGCCTTCGACTGGCGAAGGAGGCTGCTAAGCTGCTTGCGAAGCTCATCTGCCCCCGGCGTCCCAGGCTGAATGCGGAGCGCGTCAATGTCCAGCCCAGGGATTGACGCCTGCGTCTTAGCGTCGAGGAAGATCAGCGTCAGCCCCTGCGCCCGAAGCCGGAAGGTGAGGTCGCGCAATGCCCGCGCCTCTACCGCATGCTCCGCGACGTATCGCCAAGCGTCGAGAAACACGATCCATGGCATGCTGTTCTTGCCATAGCCCCGGAAGTCGAAAACGTCCCCGCTGGGCGACTCCTTCTCCTTGAGCGGCCCCTTGCTGATCAGGTTCGTCAGCGCGACGTCAATGTGGCCGAGGGCAGCCGCCAACTGGCGGATCGGCGCGTTGTTGAACAGCGCCGGGTTTTTGTACTGAACGACACGCTTGGTGGCGTCCGATTCCGAGATGCTCTCGGCCTTCATGATCGAGTGAGCCTCCACGGCGATCTCCGCATAGCTCCTCGCCTGCTGGAAGCCTTTGGTGGCAGTCCAGATCCAGAAGTCACGCCCCGTACCGAGGGCGGCGAGGCGGAGATCGCTGAGGTAGCGCACCTCCTCTCGGGTCTCGACGCACACCATGCCGACGCGTGAGGCGAGGACAGCCTCGAGGTCGGCGGGAAGGAATCGAACCGGCGCATTAGGCTCGGCTTGCTGAATGCTCATTTGAATGCTCCGTCGCTGAAGTTAGGATCAGCCCCGACCATTCGTCGCTAAGAACGTGTCAAGGCGAAGTCGAATTCGTCAGATCTCTCCCAGGGGACGCTCCCCCGAGATTGGCTGCCAGTCACCAAGATCGAGGGTCTCCTCCGTGAGCGCGGGAAGGACGACCTGGGGGCGTGCCTCCTCGACCACCAAGACCTCGTCGTCCCCGGACTCCACTTGGTGCGGTATCGCGGCGTCGAAGCCGATCTGCTCCTCTTGGGGGGTGCGCGCTCGAGCGATCCGCAGCTTGGTGGCTTGGTTCTCATTCCGCTGCGCGACTCGCTCCCGCTCCCGCAACGCGAGCAGCTTGGGGATCGCCAGTGAAGCCCCTGGAGCGATCTGGTAGCCACACGCGCACCGGTACGACGCACGAAGCGCCTTCAGGACGCTCCGCTCAGCCTCCGTTAGATCCACGCGGGCCAGGGCGAACTTGCAACGAGGACACGAGGGGGCGTCCCGACGCGGCTCGAGGGCAGGGATCTGCATTAGGCCCGACATGGGCCGCAGCGGCTGCTCTGCCACACCAGCCCGAGAAGGCGCAGTGGTCGCAGGAAGCGGATCGTCTTTAGCTACCCTGAACGCCATTCGGCACCTCCGCAGCCGCCGCCGAGACCTCGACCTCGGCTGGGCCGACGTACCGCTGGAGGACAGCGGCCACGTGCTTGCACGGGCCAGACGTCTGCCCATGATCGGCGCAGGTACACTGGAAGAACGGCACCTTGAGGTCGATCAAGACCTCGTAGTGAGAGACGTCCCACTTCGAGTGAGACTCGACTCGCGCCTGAATGACGCGGCACTTCCGCGCCGTCGCCCTCATGACGTTGAGCTTCTTGGCCCGGTTCAGCCGAGCCTGATCCGCCTGCCCGAGCAGGTTCCTCGCGCTGACCTTGGACTCCTCCAGGGTCAGCCCCTTCTCCTCGATGTCCGTGTTCATGCCCCCAAGATAGGGACGAGCGCCGAGAGGAGGAGGGGGTCTCGGGGGGCTTAGCATGTTCTTGACACAATCATGTAGCTGGCTTGAGCGGGGCCAGCGCAAGAAGCTCGACGTCGAACCAGCCTCGTACTTGGTGCGGAATGGAGCCGATCAGGAGCGTTCCCGATCCGTCGCCCTCCAGGGTGAGGATCGTCTTCTTGCCGAAGAGATCCCGCTGGAGGGGCTGCTGGAGCTTCACCCGCTGCTTGTACTGCATGGTGACCTCCACCTCCCCCTTTGCCTGAATGAATCCGTAGAGGTGCGCCTCCTCGGCCCACATGAAGCCATGAAAGGGAGCAATGGGCCGACCGGCACGAAAGGAGACGTACCGCCAGACACGATACGAGTAGACGCGGGCCTTCCGCAGAAGGGTCGCCACCAAGAAGCCCCACCAATGCTCAGCACTCGGACGGAGCGTCGGAGGTCTTGGTGGCGACGTCCAGCCATTCGGAAAGAAGGAGGAGACGATCCCCCATGCCTCGGGATCGTCCTCCCAAGCCGGATCTCGACCCAGGCTGTTCACCACTGCGGCGATCTCGCGCTCGATCTCCTCCGCCTCGGCAGGAGAGAATTGCGCCTGCTGCACCAATGCGGCCAGAAGATCCGCGTCAGGAGCAAACTTCGACGGCTGAGGAGGGGACTGGCTCATGCATGCATTATGCCCCCTCTGCACCAAAGGGGCGAGCGAGAGCTTCATGCGCTTGGTGCAGCAAGTCCGCGATCTTGGACGTGTCCAACCACGGGGAAGGCTTCTCCGTCAAGATCTGCCACGGCTGATCGTCGGACTCAGACGTCGCACCAAACTCGATCACGCTGCTCCCGTCAGAAATTCGCAGCAGACTCGAATCAATCCAAAGCCCCACGCCGTCCGAAAGAACGAAGTCGATCTCGTTCTCCGAACGAATCTCCACCAAGCCAAGCGGTAGCTCAAGGTGCTTCGGGTATGAAGCTCTGCGCTGTGTTCGAGCGTAGAGCCGCGCCACGGTAAGGCCAGCAGTGCGAAGACCTCGGAGATTCTTCATCATCTCCGCAAAGACCCTTCGCACCTGATTTTCAGGGATCAGACACAGCGACATCGTAGACATGCACTCCTCGGTTCACCAAGAAGTACACACCAAGCGCACGCGACCTCACTCGAACCCTGTAAAGAATGTGCTAAGAGCTATCCGAGCCGTTGACCGCTCTGGTACACCAGACGGTACGCATGCTGGAGCCGAGAGAAGGCGAAGGCGGTCGCCTCAGCGTTCGGGATGTACGCGAAGCCACGCTCAATGCCAAGCTCTACCCCGTCCTCCGCCAGCCAGAAGACCTCAGGGGGGAACTTCGCCGTCCACGGCTCACTGCAGCCCCGAGGGAAGAACTCCGTGCTGAAGTCCACCAAGAAGGGATCAGCACCGACAGGAATGACCGCATTCCAGATATGGATCTCGGGAAGATCCGTGTCCGCCACAACGCTCCGATTCAGCGCGTCCTTTTGCCAATCAGGATTCCATTCGTACCCGAACGCGTTGATCTTGGCTTCAGCGTCGTCATTGATCCGCCAACAGACCGTGCCAGCCTGCGAAAGAACGCGAACCCCAAGCTCCTGACCCGCACGAATCGCAGCCAACGCATGCCAGAGACAGCGGCCAGGGGCGTCAGGAGCGAACCCCCGCATCTCCGCAATGCGCCTTAGGTGCTTCCGCTGCCGATCCTTCAGCAGCATTCGCTGCTCCCGAGAGAAGGAAACCGACCCGACGACGGAGGGGTGCCGCGTAGATCCCTCGGGAGGATAGAGGTTGTTCTGATTCTGCCAGCCCTGAGGGGTGACGCTCCGAATGAAGTCCTGCAAACGCTCTCCTGAGCGAAGTCGAATTCGCTCAAAACGAGCGTATCACCCCTTCGGAGGCATGTGCTGGCCACTCTGGTAAAATCTCTGCAAGCTGCGAATTCGTCAGATCCTCGAACTGCTTGCCGAAGCGCACCTCGTACCAGTCGTCCTTCCCCTGGGTAGCCCGAGGGAGCGACGCGAGCCGAAGGAGGTTCGCCCGGTGAGAACGAATCATCCCCTCCGTACACCAAGAGGGGAACTCCTTCTGATACCGCTCCTCCTTTCCGAACTGCTTGATCAGACGCTCCCGAAAATCGGGATACGTCGTCTTGCGCTTGTTGGTGCCTGCCAGGAAGTCGTTCCGACCGTACAGCTCCCCAGCGTACATGATCGCCACCGTCACCAAGACCCCGCGAAAGACCCCAGCCCGCCAGCAGTTCCGCAAACGCGGAACGTCGCAGTCCCCCTCGAGGATGCGAATCGCCGTCTCCACCGAATCACGCAGATCCTCCGCATGAAGGAGACTGGCACTCCTGCTAATGCTCTCGTCGACAATCCAGAGCCGTTCGGCCCGCTCCTTGCTCGCCTTCTCCGCCTTCGCCTTCCCTGCTTTGCTCATTGAGCCTCCAAGCTCGGAGCTATCACGCAGCGAATTCGAATGCACTGAGAATCTTGGTGCCTTGACAAATTCTCGTCATTCACCAAGAGGCTGGATCGCCTCAGGGGGGAGCGGGAGAGCGGCGTTGACCTCTGTCTTTGTCGCTTCAGGATGGATCAGGTAGAGGTATCGATCCAAGTACGCCTGCCCGCCAATGTAGGCTACAGCCACGAAGCCAAAGATGCTCAACGCCATGAGCTTCACCGTCACGCTCTCCTCCCCAGACATGAGGTGCCACAGGATCATCAGCACCAAGACGGTCAGGAGGAACTTCTTCGACTCCAACGGAGAGCGCGGCTTCATCTGGAAGCCTTGAACCGAATTCAGAAGAACGAGCAAGGCCACCCGAAGGTGGCCTTGGTGGCGTGAGGGCGAGGGAAGTTACTCCAGAGCTGCGTCGAGGTAGCCCTTCAGCGTCGGCATCGCCTGCCGCATGACCCCGTCGAGGTTGAACTCGCGCAGCAGGTACTTGTCCATCCGGTCGATCAGGTTCGCCTGCGCCTTCCACCGGTTGGAATCCTCGTCAGGAGAGGCGAAGCTCCGCCCGTCGTCACCAACGCCGTCAAGCGCCTTGTCGATCAATGCCTGCCGAAGCTGCGACAGCGCGAACCGGACACGCTCCTCGGGGGTGTGCTTCATGCTGTAGTGCGGCCCGACGTCGGAGGCGAAGCACTCTTCCAACCGACCTGAGGCACCAAGCGGGTGCGTCGAGAACTCATGAGCCTCTTCAATGCGCGGACGAATCATAGGGCGTACTCCTGTCTTGGTGCTTAGCAGGATTACGCAGAGCCAGCGAGGTAGAACCATACGTCTGCGACGTAGCTCGATCCGTTGCTAATGCTGATCGAGCTTACCTCAGGCGGCGTGAGCAGCAGATACCCGTAGGTGAAGCCAGCCAAGGGCCGAACAGACAAAATCGTCCCGTCGTTCAGATTGACCGTGATATCCCGCGTCGTCCGCAAGAGAATGAAGCTCACCGTCGTCAGATCACCAAGATCCAACACCTGATCCTCAGCACCAACCGCCAAGCGGAGCTTCCGCGCCGCACCAGCGTCGACCTCCTCGTCCACCTCGTGGTTCACCCCAGGATCGAGGTTGAACACGTCCTTCTCCTCAGCCGTCGTCGAGGAGAGCGAAGAAATGAGCTTGAGCTTCAGGCGCATCCGAGACCTCTCTGGGAGAGATTCATCGGTTTCGCGCCCCAGCGCAAGCGAATTCGAATTCGCTCAGATCCAGAGGGTGGCGACCAGAGAGGCGAAGTTCGCCTCCGTCCACTCGGGGACGTCGGCCCCGATCTCACCGTTCTCGAGATCCTCAGCGAGGATCTCGTCGCGGTCGACGCTGGCCAGCATCTCGGCCCGCTCGGAGGCGGTGGTGGCGGTGAGGTCGTCGAGGCTGTCGTTGATGAGGCAGAAGAGCATCTTTTTCTCCAGGGTCGCTGCGAGGTTCGTTCCCCGCCCCCTGTATGTATCCCCCCCATGCCCCCGCGTCAGGCGCTCTCGGATGGCTTGACACGTTCTTTACAGGAATCTCATCTGCCCCGAACCGTCTCTTGGTGCGATTGAAGCCAGCCTTCTACCGCCTCGCTCGAAGCGAAGAGGTTGCGTATCGTTGCGTTCCCTTTGTTCTCACTTACGACCTGAAGGATCAGAGAGACCCATTCCTCGGGCCTAAGTGGCTTCCCCGTTCGGGGATTCAGGGGGGTGTCTCTGAGTGCATTCAGGGTGTCCTCGGGGAGGACGAGAATGCTCAGGGCGCTTGGGGCTAAAGCCACGAATCCTCCTCTGGCTCAGGCTCGTCGAAGTACAGGAAGGTGTCCCCCTCGACGTCGACGGGAGAGGGGTCAGCCGGGGCTGCCTGAATGTTCCCCTCAGGGGAATGGCCCTTGTAGAGAACCTGACTGCTGATCCGGTGAATCATGGAGATCGAAATCTCGTGCAAGAGCGCCCGAAGATCCGTGATTCGATTCGACCGAAGCTCGACCTCAGTCCCTCGCATGATCAGGATCTCCGCCACGCCAGGATCGGGCTGGACGATCCTCACCCCGTAGTCCAGATGAATCTCCATCCCGCTTGGTGCAGGAACGCACGAGGAGAAGACGTTGCGCCCCAGGATCTCCGCCAGCGTCGTGATCGTCCAGCCAAGATTGCCGTCGTGGATGAGGCTCTTGGGCGAATTCGACTTCGTTGGAACGGCAATCTGCGTGGGAGGCGGTGGAGGGGGGCGCTCGTGCATCTCCGCCCGCTCACGTTCGAGATCCCGAGGTGCGCGCCGTGTCAAGAGATCTCCTTGAAGCCAGGACAGCCCCCTGGGGTCTTGGTGGGGAAGCCCTCCTCGTCGAAACGACAGCTCAGCCTCCAGGCGTTGACCTCGGGCTTGCGGGCGATCTCGCACGTCAGGCTCTTCGTCCACGTCGCGTAGATACACTCGGTGCAATTCTTGGCGTGCAGGATCGGCTTCTCGTCAGGCATTGAACCTCCTCGAGATCCCTTAGTCGACTTCCTCTGCTCCTTCCCATGCCGACCACGGAAAGCCCTGCACCAAGGAGAGCCAACGACGCTGGGCCTGCGGCCCCTCCAGGGGAGCGTGCGGGAGGTAAGGGCGGCGGAGCGCGTTCGTCACGGAGGTCATGACGAACGTCTCCTCGGGCGTCCACGTCTCCTCGGGGAGGAACTTGTACCCTTGGTGCTGGAAGGCTTGCATCTCCACATGGAGCGCCATCCGGTCGATCCGAGCCATGCGATCAAAGTCCCACGGAGTAGGAACGCCGAGCGACTTCTTGATATGCCGATCCCACGCTTGGTGGACTTCCTTGAAGGGAACCACATGCACGATCCCCTGAACCACGCCCGCATGGATCATGGTGCGCGAATGCATCTTCCCAGGCAGATCCTTCAGGTACGCCTCGGGCGCGTCATGGAGCGCCGCCAGACGAATCTCATGCGCGCTCAGCCCCAAGAGCATCGCAATGTCCGCACAGAGGAGCGAATGCGCCCCAACGCTCCACGGAACCCCGCCCGCATACCGGGTCTCTCGAAAGAGGTGCTGCACCACGTCGGTGTAGATCCGAACCCACGTGCGCTCGGGGTGAAGGAGGTGAACCTCCACCCCAGAGCCGGTCGCCCAATCGAGCGAAGTCGACTTCGCTGGCTCGGGGATCTGGCTCACGAAGGTGGGGATCGGCATGAGATCCATCTCGGACGGACGAGGGTGCGCCGAGAGGAGTCGAAGGAGGTCGCTCTGCACCTCCTCCGAGAGACCGTCACGACGCGCATACACCAAAGCGTCCATCAGCTCCTCGCGGAAATCCTGCACGCCACGCCCGTCCCCATGCTGCACGGGACGACCGTACTTCAAGATCCCAAGCGCACGACGTGCCTCAAACTCTCGACGGAGCGCAGGGGGGATCTCAAGGCTCTCGAGGATCTCGAGCCAAACGTCACCAAAGCCCCCCTGTGGCGCAGGAGGGCCGAAGGGCAGGCAAGGTGAGGGGATCGCTGCCAGCGCGTCACGTTGGGCCGCTGACAGCCCCTGTGCAGCCTCTGGTGGGGCGAGGCGCGTGTAGAGGTCGAGTAGGGTCATGGCATGGCTCCTTGAGGTCAGGTAGACTTCGTCTTGCTCGTCACGGCTGGCGCTGAGATTGGGACGAGGGGAGGCGTCGTGGGTGAGCCAGCAGCGGCGGAGGTGTGCGTGTGGGTTGCGAAGAAGCTCAGAAAGCTCTCGTTCACCAAAGCGCGCATGATGCCCGTGTTGGGATCGCCCAGGTGAATGTTGCCGCTGATGATCGAGACCTTCCCGCTGCTCTGAATGTTGACGGGGCCATGCGACATGATCGTTACGCCGTCGTCCACGGAGACCGAATTCGCCGCCCCTGAAGCTGACTTGCCGATCAGGTGGATCTTCCCGTCCTTCAGAAGGATCGTGCTGCCGTTCGCGTCCACGAGAGAGATCCCCTGCTCGCTGGCCTTGAGCTGAAGGTGCGACCCGTCAGAGGCACCAAGCAGGAACGTGCCATCCTGCTCTATCGTCAGGAACGCCCCCGAGGGATGCTCGATCAGAAGCTCGTTCGTGACCCCGTCGCTGAAGCGCAGCATGATCCCGCTCGGAGTGCGAATGCCACGATGCACTTGCGTCGCCGTCCGCGTCATGGAGGCGTGCGGCCCGGAAGCCTTCGGCCTTCCCCCGACGTAGATCGGTCGAGCTGCGTCCCCCTCCTCGAACTCGACGTAGATCACGTCGTCGATCTCGGGCAAGAAGTAGAAGCCATGCTCGTTTACGCCACCAAGCGAACCGGGACATACCCACGTCGGGTAGGGCTTGGTGCCAAACATGGGGAGAATGACTTGGACACGACCAAGCCCCTCAGGGTCGAGATTGTTGACGACCTTCGCCGGGTAGCGAGCGTAATACCTGCCGAACTTCTCGACCCCGAACCGGCGAATCGTCTCCATGATGAAGTCAGCAGCCTCATTGGCCGTCTTCAGCAATCCCATGCGCCCTCCGAATTCGACTTCGTCGTCTCTATCCCGGCTTGGTGGGCAAGGTGTTCTGAGGTGCCGGTGCCTTCACCGGAGAAACCAGAATCGAATCGTAGTAGCGAGTGACCTCGAATTCCGACGTGTAGCCTGACTCCGAGACCTGATGCGTCACCTTCGTCACCGTGTACGCCCCGTCGAAGTACCGAGAGCAGCCCTTGATCTGCACCAACTCCCCTGGGAGCAGATTCGGGATGCCTATCGTAGAGCAGCTCGCCTGGAAGGACTCCGTGACCTTCGGGATCGAATTCTTGGCAAGCTGCTCCAGCGTCGAATTCGGTACACCAAAGCCCGTCCCAGGAGGAGATACCTGCGTGGTCGCCCCCGTCTCGTCAGGCTGCATCGAGATCGAGATCTTGTTGCCCGTCTCAGGGTGGATCTGATCCTTTGGTGTGTCAGGTGCAGCGACAGCCTCTCCGTCCGCCAACGTCGACAGGGTCTCTCCTGACTTCGCCTCATACGACTGCACATTTCCGTCCATGTCCAGCCAAGCGCTGAGTGTACGATCCGACCCAGGCAAGATCATGACCTGCTGCGAGGTGCTGAAAGAGATCAGAGGATACTCGTTCAAGGCACGATTGGGGACGCCCCACTTCACGAAGCTCCGAGAGGGCGGAAGGCTGAGCGAGTAAAGCTGCGGATAGACCGCCAGGACATTCCTGCCGTTGTCTTGAGAGTAGAAGTGAAAAGCCCGTTTGTACTTGTTGAGTAGATTGACAAGGCATGTCCAAAAACTCTCGCCATTCTGGTTCAACTCCAGAATCTCGACCTCTTCCGCACCAAGACTCGGCTTCCAGTCCACCTCCCAGCCCATGCGCTGACTCATCTCGAGGACGATGGATTGGAGCGTCCCCTTGTAGCTCTTGCTGGACGAACGCCCCATTGCGAGCGCGCCTGCACCAAGACCGGTGAGGGAGATCTCGACCGTGTCCCCAAGCGTTACGTCGGGCTTCTGGATCAGACCTGCGTACCATGCGGAGTAGAATCCCGACTCGGGGTATCCAAACTGCACCAAGAGGACGTTGTCCATCGCAAACAAGGTGCTTTCGAGGTACTCGATCCCGAGGTCGTAAGGCATTGCCAGCGAGATCTGGATCGTGTTGTTCTGCCCCTGCACGACCTCGACGCTGATCGACTGGAGGGCCACACCGCTGTTCGGCGTCCAGAGGTCATAGGTGCGATTGTCGATCCGGCTGTAGATCCGGGCCGACATGAAGATGCCGGTATGCGTGGGCATGGACGCTCCTCAGGAAACGAATTCGCCTGCACGGTGGACGCTCCCCCCGCAGTCCAGGCGAAGACTGGCAGCCTGGATCGCTCGCTGCACGACCTGCATGCGGCGGGAGCCGTCCTCCTGCTCCCAGAGTCGCTTGGGCTGCGCCAAGAGGTAGCCCAGCGAGAGCTGTCCCCCGGTGCCAATGGCCCAGAAGGGCAGCGACACCTCGATCCACTGACGCCCCTCCAGCCGAAAGATGCCTTCGCGGCGGGAGACGAGGACTTCCTCCCTCCCCGCGATCTCGAGGAGGAGGTCACGCAGCTTCTCAGGCGTCTCTACACGATCCCACGTCTGCCCCTTGACGGCTGCGAGGAAGGTCTCCTCTCGGGCCGCTTCCCTGGGATCGGTAGCACCAACGCAGAGCGTCGTCCCCTGATCCGTCAGCGCCACAATCCTCCGCAAGGGGTAGGTCAGCCCGCTCGGGCCAACCTGCTGAGAGTCGCTCGCCATTCCAAAACCATGCTTGGTGCGATACGCAACGACTACGGACATTCAACCCTCCAGGGGAGGAGCTTAGAGGGAACGAAGGAACGGAGCCAGATCAGTTCACAAGCCCGCTGGCCACCTGATCAGAGCGAGTCTCTACCAAGCTCGCCTCCACCAAGAGCCACCCCATTGCAGAGGTCAGGCTGTTGATCCCAAGATCGTTCCGAACCGAGGGCAGATCTCCGTACTCACGCATGCAGTGCGGGAGGTACTTCCGGCTGATCACCTCGATCCTCGTTTTGTCCGACGCCTCAGTCAGAACCGAGAGAACCGCAAGGACACCACCAAGATCCGGCTCCCTGAGCTTCAGCGAGAGGTACTTCAGCATCGTGTCCACACCAAGAGGGAAGCTCAGACGATACTCGGGGAACATTCCCTCCTCGTCCACCCAGGCGTGGGGAGCGTTCATGGGACGCTGAGCAGAGTACTCGCTGGTGTGCCGAACGAGGACACGCCCCTTCACCCCCTGGCTCGAGTCCCCCTTGATCCGATGCTCCAGCCGCCCAAGATCCACCTCCGTGAGCCGATACTCACACACCATGTCGGAGGAAGCGAAGAAGCTCTGCTTCGAGAGCCATTGGCGGAACGAGTCCCGCGTCATGGCGTAGAGCAGGTTGGCGTCGAGCGGGAACGTGAAGAGCTGCATTGATCCTCCAATCGCCTCCTTGGTGCTACCGCAAGAGGCTCTCGCGCACATAACGCGGAGAGGGGATGATGAGCGTCGTGCCATTGACGAGACCCGTGAGCGGATCGTCAATTCCATTCGCCACAAGGATCGGCCACCAAAGACGCGAGTTCTGGTAGTAGAGCGTTGCCAAGAGATCGATCCGATCCGTCGACCGCACTTGGTGCTGCAAGTCGTCCGCCTGAGGCTTGATCGAGCGATACGCAGGGATCGCGTAGTAGGCACGCCCGTCCTCGTCACGCTCCTGAATCGCGGGCTTCATCCACATTCGTCACCTCCTCGGGGTCGCGGCGGCTGGCCCCTGCACGATGCCAGGGCGAGCAGAGGGGATCGCCTGAAGCTGCCCGCCTCGGATCGCGGAGAGAATGTCGCGCAAGACCGCCCGCGTCTGATCCCCCTCAGACTTGAGCTGAGCTATGATCCCCTGGGCATTCCCCTTAGCGAGGTTCGCGTCATAGGTCGCCTGAGCTGAAGCGTCCGACGAAGTCGAATTCGTTCCGGTGGTCTTGATCCCGAGAATGCTGCCAAGCGACAGGCTGCGGAACACGTCCGCAATCCCCTCAATCGTCGCCGTGACCTTCCCGAAGACGCCCACGAAGACGTCGAGGATCGACTCGAAGACCCCGTAGAGCGCGTCCGTCACGCTCCCAAAGTGATCCTGAACCAGCTCAGCGCCCTTCGAGAGGACAGCACCAATGGACTCCGCAATCCACTCGAAAGCAGACACGACGGCAGCAGGGAAGCCTGTCACCAAGTCGTAGAAGACCTGAAAGCTCGTCTTCGCGTTGTTGACGAAGAGGCGGAACAGCGCAAGGAGCGGGGACTCCGCCGAGAAGAGCTTGTTGAACACCTCAATGAGCTTGTCCTTCAGCGACGTGACCGACTGAAAGATGGTGGCGAGAGAGATGAGGATCGTCTCCTTCGTTTGGGGCCAAGCTGCTACGAGCTTGTTGTAAAACGACGAGAAGGCGGTGACGGCTGCATCGATGTAAGAAGCGACGGTGGGCCAAATCTCCACCAAGTAGTCCCCGATCTCTTTGAGAGGATCGAAGGTGGCTGAGAGATTGCCCTGCGCTGTTGGTGCGAACACCCCACTCATCATGGCGTTGATGCTCATGAGCCAGCCGTAGAAGGGGTCGATGAGCGACGTCGCCTCGCTGATCGAGGAAGTGATCGAGTCCCACCAAGAGGTGCCTTGGGCTTCCTCGTCCCCACCCCAGAGCATCTTCAGCATGGCGAAGAGGGGAGAGACGAGCGGAAGGACGGTGCCGAGGCTGTCCTTGATGTTTCGAACGTAGAGGTCGAAATACTCCCCAGCCGTCTCCCCGAACGACTTGGCGAGGACGGAAGCCTCAGAGAGCCAATCCGTCAAGCTGGTGAGGTTCGGGATCGACGCCAGAACGAAGTCGAATGCGTCGCTCACCGCACCAAAGAAGGTCTCGTCAAGGGATGCCCCAAGAGACTTCAGCCAGTCGTACACCTCACCAAAGGTCTGCTTGAAGGATGCCGCCTGCTCGAGCCACGCATTCGATTCCTCCTCCCCGTAGAAGATCCTCGAGATCCAAGCGACGATCTCCACCCCCTTGTCGAAGAGGAACTCCGTGAGGTTCTCAATGGCGTAGGTCAGGACGTCCCGAATGCCAGAGATCACGGAGAACGTCATGGTGAACTGGCGCGTGATCCCATGCACCAAAGTCTCCATGAGGAACGACCCGAGCATGAGCCAATTGTCCCCATTGGTGAAGGCGCTCCAGAGAGAGTCCTTCAGCCACGGAACCACGACCGAGAGAAGGCTCTTGGTGAGAGCGGCCCAAGGCACCTCGTCGATCACACGCTCCACAATGTCCCGAACACGGAGGGCGAGATCCTTCGCCGTCCCGAGGAGGCCCATGAGAGCCGAGCCAAGCGGAGAGCTGGCGGACTCGCCGTTCAAGTAGGCACTCAGGGACGCCACGGCCAACGAGATCGAATTCGTGATCCGATCCGCGATCAGCTTGGGGTCGACCTCCATTGCCTTCTTGAGCTGCTCCGTGAGGAAGCCCTGAAGGAATTGGACACCTTCGAGAAGCGTGTCGCGGATCTTAGTGACAATGTTCTGCGCGATAGGGCCGAATGCCCCACTCATCGCCTCGTCCACCCCCCACATAGCAGCAGTCAGCGCACCAACTGCAACAACGACAGCACCGATCCCAATTCCCCACGGGCCAAGAGCGGCCAGCATGGGCGTCAGCATCCCGAACGGCCCACCCGCAAGAAGGAGGTTCTTCAGGTAGGTGAAGGGGACGAGCAAGTCGCTGACGTTGATCCCCACGGACGCAAGGAACTCGCTCAGGGGAGAGAACGCCTCCGAAGCTGCACCAATGGCAGAGATCGCCACGCTGAGCTTGCCCGTGTCACCGATGAAGGGCTGAAGGGCTGCAGCAAGCCCTCCTGACTGCATGAGCGAAGCCGCACGCGTGAGCTTCGAGAGCGTGTCGTTCACCCCAGCGATCTGCTCCTGTGAAGCACCAAGTGACTGAAGCTGCTTGGTGAAGAGATCCAGCCCCTTCCCAGCCGCCAGGGTCTTGACCGCTGCTCCGACCTCCGCATACGCCGCACGCTGGCTCTTCACGAATTCGCGTGCATCTGGGTACGCAATGCTCTTGAACGTATGCTCGAAATTCTCCTTGATTCGCGCAAGCTGATCGTCAAGCGTCAAGCCCGTGCGATAGCCCTCCTTCCCAAGCTCTCTGAGGCTCTTGATCCCGCCCTCAATGGGCTTCTGCATCGCCTCCAGGGCCGCGACCGCGTTGTCGCCCGCCTCGAAGAAGTACTCGAAGCCGGGGCCAAGCTCTTGCGTTACCGTGTCGGACAATTGTTGAAGGAGGACGTCGTTTCGCGGCCCACCTTTCTTGAGATCCGAGTAGAGCTTCGTCATGTTCTTTGCGAAAGTCAGCGGATCGTCTGTTCCCTTCTTGAGCGCGTCCATCGCCTCAGAGAAGCCTCCAGGGAGGCCAACAGCGAGCTTCTGCAAGAGTGGGCCGAACTCGCCATCAATGCCCGCCATCATCTTGGGCAGGACGTTCGCATTCTCGGAGAGATTCTTGAAGAGGTCTATGGCGTGGGTGAGGTTCTCCTGCTGCGTCCCACCAATGGCCGTGGTCATGGCCGCACCAAGTCGGGTCGCGGACAGGATCATCTTCTGGACGGCTTCCGGCCCCTCCGCCTTCAGCGTCGTGGCGAATGCCTCGTCCATCGTCGTCATCATCCCAACCAAGCCACCAAAGGCTTCCGTGCCAATGCCGAGCGCGGTGACCTGCTTCGTGAAGGTGTCGAGGAAGCCGACCGCCCCCTCCTTGGTGAAGCCATACGAACGAGTGAGGTTCGTGAAGACGTTGCCAAGATCCTCACCTGAGAGACCCGTGACCTCGAGAACCCTTCCGAGATCCTGCAAGCCGTTCAGTCCGAGATCCTCTGGTGTGATCCCGACCTTCCGCAAGGCAAGGAAGTTCTTTCCAAGCTCGCCTGCGTCCATGTTGAGCGAGCGCGCCGCACTGGAGATCTGCCCCTCGGCGCGGCGCAGCTCCTTCCCGAAGAGGCCCGCATTCGCAGCCATTCCTGCGAAGCCCTTATCGAATTGGATCGCAGCCTGTGTGATGCTGGAGACGAATTGCCCCCGGCTCTCACTGAGCTTGTTGATCAGGTCTTGCGCCTTGTCGAACGGAGCGCGCACCAAGTCCGTGGGGTCGAGCGCGTCGAAGAGCTTGGCGAGCTTAGTGACCGCCGTCTCACCGTCGTTCGCCAGACGAGTCGCGTCGTCAGAAGCTCCCCTGAGGGCGCTGCTGGTGTTTTTGATCGCCCTGGTGCTTCCCTTCGAAGCAGAAGCAACGCCACTGAGCATGCTCTGGATCGAAGCGTTCAGATCGCTGATCGACGTGTTCAGCGCAGCGACGTTCTTGTTGAACGCCTTCGTGTTCGCTGAGAAGTTATAGCCGAGTCCGATCCGCATACGAGCCTATAGCCAACGAATTCGAATGCACCAAGCCAGTGTCAAGGATCTGTCAGGGTGGGAGAGAAGGAGGGGAAGGGGATCGGGGGGTGCTTAGCTTGAAGCATGCTCAAGACCTACGTCGTGTTCCGTCTCCACGAGATGCCTCAAGAAGTGAAAGACGCCCTCCTTCGCATGTGGCGAGATCGCTGCTACACAAACGGGTGCTTCGTCGCGTACCGCGAGTGGTACGACGGGAATCCAAAACCCGGATCAGATCGGAGTATTGTGGAGGCTTGGCTGCTGCAATCCCCGCATCTGGCGGGGATCATGGACGGCGTGGAGTGTCCTGACGTTCTGATCCATTACTGTTGGTGAGGTGAGAAAATGAGGTGGTTTGAAGCAGATGGTGTCGCTACGGCGACAGCACCCATGAGCGATCATGTCGTGCTGCGTGCGACGGTGACGAATTGGGTGGCGAGTCTCGCTGTTGAGGATCGGGGCGAAATCCGCTGTTTCCTCTGGAGCAAGGAGGGGCTTAGCATGGAGGAGGGGAAGCGGGCGATCTCGGAGGCGCTTGGTGACCTGGGACGAAAGCTGATCGACCGCGCAGATCCTCCGACCGTGCAGTGGGTTCAGGACGGAGGAATGACGAAGGGAAGGATCACGCACCAATGCTGCGGGGTAAGTGAGGACGTTGTGATCCATCTCATGCACGGAGAGGCGCTGGTGGCGCGAGTGGGGGGCTTGCTCCTCAAGGAGGAGGGAAAGCCCTGCATCTTCGATACCGTGGAAGAGGCGAAGATCGCCGCAGAGAAGGCAGTGGCGCGACTTCACCGGAGGAAGGAATGAGAAAGCTCGAGGATCTCTCCCGCGAGGAGATGCATGCGCTCTTGCTCAAGGTGCGCGATCTCGTCGACGAGCTGCCGTCGTACACGCAGAAGTCTGACGACGGGAGCTTCATCTACGACCCCTACCTGTGCTGCTCGGGCCACGAAGGGGTGGGGCATGACGCTTGGTGCGTAGTGCGGAAGCTGAAGGAATTGCTTTAGAGCCGTTCCTGCCCTTTGCTGTGGGCGGCGAGCGATTCGATGATTCGCTCCCTACGCGAGATCGGCAGCTTCCAGAGTCCCTCGACGCTCATGTTGGAATACATGAGCGTCGCTTGGAGCTTCTCGATCCGCTCTACGGCGTCTTCACGACCGATACCCCGGTCATAAAAAAAGTGAGGACGTTGCCCACCAAGGGGATCTCTCCGTTCTCCCCGCAGGACGCGCAAGTGTACTTGCCCGAGGCGTCGAATTCGCCCCCGACCCCCTTCGCTGCCTTACGAATGGCAGCGATCTGGCGCACACTCAGCGCCCGGATGCGCTTCAGGATCTCTCCGATCTCCTCCTTCTTCTCGCCACGCACCACGGGGGTGCCTTGTAGCTCAGCGAGGTTGTGGGCGAGCGAGATCGACGCATGGTGGTCGGGGAAGAAGGAATTGGCAGTTACCTCCCAGATCGCGTCCCGCACCACGGGAAGGCGGAGGCGAGCAAGCTGTGGTGCCTGGGGCGTGCTGACACACCAAGCAGGGTCTTCGTCAGCCTTCAGCGGGATCACCTCCAGCTCGGAGATGTCGAAGGAGTAGCGCCCATCGTTCTTGCACTTCGGACAAGTGATCGTGAAGTCCAGAACGTCCCCATGCGAAATGCGCGTCGCACCAAGAACGAGGTAGCTGAAGTCCTCCATCGGGAGGTTGAGGATCGCGTTCACCGAGAACGTCTGCGGAGGCTCCTCTCCGACGTCGTCGTCACAGCCAACGATCAGGCGACTGAGGACGAGCGCGATCCGCCGATACATCTCCTCGGTGGGGATCTTCCCGTCCTTAGGCCGAATGGCGAGAATGTCCTGCTCCTCACCCGTCATCTCCCGCAGGCGGAACTTGCGAAGTCGAACATTGGTGCCGTCCTTCTTCGTCCAAAGGTAGCCGCAAGGCAGCTCGACCATGTCGTGTGAACTTAGCGTTGGTTCCATGAATGCTCCCTCCTCAGATCCTAACAAGAAGGGGGGACAGCACCAAGCCATCCCCCCCCCTCGACGAATTCGAATTCGCTGCTTAGTGCGGAGTCAAGATCACCGTGTAGGTGCCAGCACCGGGCTGGTGCTTCCAGCCGTAAGCCGTGTTCGCCGTGGAGTTCTTCTGGATCAGCGACTTGTACGCCGCCGAGATCTTCTTGCTGACCTCCTCCTTCGAAGCTCCGGTCACCACCACGTTGTTCCCCTCGACCTTCGCACCAAGGATCGCCGCAAGCTCCTTGCTGAAGAACTGACGCGCCTCCTCTACAGGCTCCTCCACGCTCTCCTGCACCTTAGAAGCCTTCGCACGAAGGATCTTCGCAGAGGCAAGCGCGTCCTGCGCGAGGGCGTTGAGACGATCACGCGCCTCCTCGAACGGGTCGACGATGTTGGTGATGGCAAGGAGCAGACGCTTCTTGGTGAAGGCCGCGTCAATGACGGGCTTCTTCTTGTCCACGGCAGCAGCCAGAGCGGCGTCGCTGGACACCGACCTCGGCTTCCCTGGCGCATCTTGGAGCATGAGCGCCTCAGGGCTGAGCGCGTAGATCGGCTTCATGGCCGAAGCGAAGCTCCCCTGCGTCTTCGTCTTGATCTCCCTGGCTGCCGCCTCCAGCCCCTCCGCGAAGGCGATCAGTTGCTTGCGGCTCAGATCCTCCAGCGGGATTCCCATGAAGTCAGTCGGAAGCCCAGACCCCTTGTTCTTCGCAACCACCGCCTCAGTGTCCTTGTGCCGCTCGTTCTCGCGCTTGGCAGCCGCCTCCGGGGCGTCAGGATCGAAGGAACCGGGCGGATCGTCAGCCTGCTTGAACGCCTCCTCGACCTCCTCCTCCTCGTCCTCCTCGCCACCAACGTCGTCCAGATCCACCTCCTCGCTCTCAGGATCTTCCCCGCATGTGCCGTCGCACATAGCGCATTCTGCCAGATTCAGTACGCGATTCGACATGACCGTATCCTCCTGAAGGAGCATAGACAGGAATGGGGCTTTTCGTCAAACCAACGCACCAGCAGCCACCTCCGTAAAGGCATGCGGCTGCACCGTGAGCGAAAGCATCGTAATATCCCCAGAAGAAGCGTCCAAATCCCCTGGAGTGTAATTCGTCGGAATACAGTCCCACAAGATCCATGAACGCGCAGGCAGCTTGGTGACCCCTGGGATCGGAACACCAACAGAGAGGCTCCCGCCCAAGCCAAACGGAAGCTGGTTCCCAGGCATGAGCTGGATCACCAAGAGGTTCCTGCGAAATTGATCGATCCCATTGATCGAACGCTCGACCCAACGGTAAAAGTCCGTGTCGTCCGCACGCGCTCCGCGCTCGAACGTCACAGGATTGACTTGCGCCCCCGTGACGTAAGGGGTGGAGTAGTGACTGTTCAGGGGGCGATTCTGCTCGGTCTCGACCTCCAGTCCGATCCCCGAGACGCGAGCGCAGCCGATGGAGGGCATCAGCACGAAGAAGGGGGGATTGAGGTTCGGGCTGATATCGCAGACCACGAAGCGAAATCCACCAATGTGATCCCGCCAACGCTCTCTTGGCATTCGCTCCTCCGCGAATTCGAATTCGTTAGGCCGGGGTCGTCACCCACGAGTCGCCGTCCCGTGCCACGGGAATCCCCGCGAGCCGCAGCGCCCTCCGAACCTCCTCCGTCGACACCAAGTCCGAAACGACGACCGAGATCTGCATGCGCTTCTCGCCCGCGTCGGAGTCCTCGATGGAGAGGTCAGCCTCCTTCCCGATGCGGATTCCGTCCGTCTGGTAGAAACGCACCGTAGCCGAAAGATCCCGCACGACCTTCTCGATCTTCAGCGCGCTGCCCCAGAGTGAATCCATCTGGTGCGAGAGCGAACGAACTGTCACAGGAAGGAGCATCCGGGCGCGAAGGATGATCTCCGTCCCAGGCATGGAGGAATGCCTGCTCGTCTCGCTCCAGGGACGCACCAAGTACTCCCGAACTACACGCCCAGGGGTCACGTCCTCGTCGAGGGAAATCTCTTGCAGCCGAAGGAGAAGGTCGCGCATCAGGGTTCCTCTTGAGAGGGGAATTACACCAAAAGCAACTCCTGCCAAGATTCCTACACCAAGTCCTCACGACTCGCCTGATCGATGGAGACGTGATTCACGACCAATGAGACGTTGCGGATCGGGATTGTGCGGTTCAATGGCGGAAGGTTTCGGATCTTTCCCTTCACGTCGTCATTCAATGCGCCCGAGGGAAGGTAGCCAAGCGTCAGGTGCGGCCTGTACCGCAAGTACTGCTTCGAGACGTTTAGCGGATTGAACGCATGCACAAGCGCCATGTGGAGCGCATGCAGGTACGCAGAGGACACCGTGAGGATGATCGGGTTCGGCTTGCCCGCAGGCGCGTCGAACCACGAAATCGAATGCACCAAGAGGTCTCGCGGCTCAAGAAGGAGCGCAGGACGAAGGCTCTGGATCGCCTCTCGAAAGGCTTTGGTGTACGCCTCGACGTCCACACCCATGAGCGAATCCTTCGCGTAGTAGAGCGTCACATGCGCCCGCTCCCCGTCACTCTCGAGCGCAGGAAGGTTCCGCCACAACGAAAGCGCCTCCGAACGAAACCGCTCGTCGACGTATGACCCCACGAAGACGCTGTCCTCGGGCGTCAGGCTCGCCTCAAGCAGCTCGCGGAGAAGGCGCATCACTCACTCGGAAGGAATTGCTCAATGCTCTCGCAAGCAATCGTCAACTCCGCCACGGAGACGTCCGCCGAAGTCGCGTCCAGATCCCCACCCGGCTTCATCTCGGTCGGAAACGCCTCGTAGCACACATAGCGACGGGCCTTGTTCCGATCCCACACCCCATTGGTCTTTCCGTCGCGGGGGAACTGGTAGATCGTCACGTCCGCACGATACTCGTCCCCATTCACCACGCGCATCATCCAGTCGTAGAACGCCGAAGAACGCTTGGCGATCCCCTTGTTCAGCGTCACGTCCCCGACCGTGGGCGCACCTGGGTACTTCTTGGTGTACGTGTCCGTACCCTCCTTGTACTCCACGGGGTCAATCGAGATGTTCGGAATCGAGCAATTCTGAAAGCCCCCCTGAGGCTCAGTCGGCTCCATCCCATAGCCGTTATTGGTGACGACCTGAAACCGATGCCCCTGCATGAGGTCGGTGGCTTGCGCTCGCGGCATGCGTTTCCCCTTCTCTTAGGGTTGCTTACTCGGGTACGCCAGGAAAATCACGAACTCACGACAGGGCTTACCGAAATCTCAAGAACGCCAGCACCCGTGAGCGCCACCGCAGTTGCGCCGTCCGAAGCCACCACCTTGAGCTTCCAGCCAGAAGGAACGTGCATCTCATCCTGATTGTCGAAGATCAGGATCTGATCACTCTCAACCTCCCGAAGAAGGATCTCGACCCCAGATCCCCCCCACTCCGTCTGCTCGGCGGAAGGGGACACCTCCTTCGAGACGAATCCAGGCGTGGCGTTGGTGCTGTAGAACGGGTCAGTGAAGTCCACCGCATACACACGAATCCACGTCGCCCCAGGAAACCTCCCCATGAGGCTCGTAATCTTCCAGTGCGGCCACTTCGTGAGAGGCCAATCCGGTAGGACGTCCTTAGGCTTCACCCCCTCAAGAAAGCCGTAATTCAAGTCGACCAGCCCCCCGGTGATCGCCCCAGACCCAGCGGCAGGCCGACTCCAGAGTTTCCCACCAACAAGCGTCTGAACCACGTCGTCAGCCGCTGGGCCATACTCCGTGCCGTCCACCGTGTCGTCGACGCGGAAGCTGTAGCGAAACATGTGCGGAATCTTGCTCAACGCCATGTGTACCTCTCGCTCCTCATAGCCGCCTTCGCAGACGAAGCAAAGAAGGCAGGGTCTGCCCTGCCTCCTTCGTGCCTTCGTGGCGTGCCTTCGTGGCGTGCCTTCGTGGCGTGCTTGGTGCTACTTCTTCAGGCTGTTGATCAGCTCAATCGAGCTGGGATGCAGCAAGTAGAGCGGATCGTTCACCCCGTCGAAACGGGCGTCAATGTGCCGCGAAAGCTCACCGACCGCAATGGTCGCCGCCTGAATCGCAGCGAGCTGCTCCCGCTTGTGGGCGTCCTGAGCTGCCTTGAGTGCGTCATTGTCTGCCATTTGATTCTCCTCGATGCTCCTGTGGGTAACTCAGGCACCAAGATCGAGCCAACGACGAAGTCGAATTCGTCAGCTCGTCGAGCTGCCCGCTCCCTGCAGCCCGACGCGAGCCACGATGAACTCAGCCGCCGCATTCGGACGGAACCGAACGTCAGCCGTCAACCGACCCTGCGCCACCTCCGCTGCCGGGTTGTTGCTGTCGTTGCAGATCACCGAGTAGCCCTCCGCAGCCGACGCCCCGTAGAACCAGCCCAGGTTCCGCAGCCGCTCCATGTACGAGGTGATCTCCAACGTGATCTGCGAGCGCAGCGCAGGAGTGTTCGGCTCAAACACCTTCGGCAGCAGGATCTGCCGCATGTTCAGCTTCACCACCGCAAGCATGCGCGCCACATGGATCATGCCGTAGTCCCCGTTCCGCTCCATCGTGTTCGCACCAAAGACCACAGGATCTTGGTACTGCGCCAGATACCGAATCACGTTGATCTGGTGCGACCGAAGCTGCCCAGCCTCCGCGTCCGAGACCTCATACGCAAGCTGCACCACCAAGGACAACCGCCCGTCCGCCACACCGGCAGGAGCCTTCATCGCACCACGCGCAGAATCCGTCCGCGAGATCACACCAGCCGCATGGAATACCGGAGGGAGCAGCCGAGAGCGATTCGTCGCCGGATCAATCACGTACTTCCAGGGCCAGTACATATGGCCCTCAAGCGCCTCAGGGCGGTTCACCTGACGCTTGTACGCAATCGCTTGCGTCGGCGTATACCCCGAAGGCGGGCAGATCACCGCAAACCGATCCGTGTTCTCCCGAGCGTGACAGTAGTCCAGCAACGCCTGATCCACCGCCTTCACCCCGGTGAAGTCAGGGAAGATCACCATCAGCACCTCATTCAACCGCTCCGTCGCGTAGATGCCCTTCCGATCCGCCTGGATCGCCGTCCCGATCACCTCCGCACTGGTGATCGCGCTCCCGTCGTCCCCACCAGAGAGCCGCAACGTCCAGGGGCTGGAGGCGTCGTTCACGGGAGCAGCGAAGTAGACCGCGCTGATCGCCCCCCCGTCCTTCACCTCCGCCTCGAACGTCAACGAGAACTCCCCCGTCGTGTAGTCAATCGTCCCCGTGCCGTCGCCAGTGAACCCACCAAAGCCGTCGTCCGTCAACGTCATGGTGCTGTCGTCCGACTCCTTCAACGCCGTGAACACCAAGGAGCCAGAGTAGACCGCATTCGAGAGCGTCCCCGCAAACTCCAGCGTCGCCCCGTCTCCAGCCAACGCCGTCCCCGCGTCGCCTGCAGCATCCTCCTCCACCGAGACCCCTGAAAGCTCCGAAGGAACCCCAGCGTGGATCTCCGTCACCGAGAAGTACTCAGAGCCGTTCGTGGCGTCATTCAGGACGTTCACGATGTAGTTCTCGCTGTCCGTGTTGTCGGTCAGCGACACCAAGAACGTCTCCGCCACCGCCCACGAGCCGTTCGCGTCCAACACCTCCACCACCAAGTTCCACCGCGTGAACGACGCCGAATCCGCATCCTCGTAGCCCTCCAACCCAGAGAGCTTGATCCGGCAGTCATTCCCATACGCACCAACGTGATCCATCGTCAGAAGGAAGAGCTTCTTGCGGTACACCACAGAGACCACGTAGTCGTCCGCAGGCGCATTCGAGAACGTCACCGCAAGCGCCCCGGTCGTGTAGTTGATCGACCCCGTCGCCCCACTCTGGAGCGCGCCTTCACCGTCGTCCGTCACCGTGATCTCAGGCCCGTAGTACCGATACGTCGCCGTGATCGCCGTCGACGCCCCAGGAAGATCGCCAGTCAGGTCAATGTAGATCTCACCCGTCGTCCGGTTCAAGGTGGTGTTCTCAGGCGTCCCGTCCCCCTCAACAGAGCCGTCCGCCGCAATCGTCTGAGACTTCGCAACGCCACCAGACGTCCACTCGATCAGGACGTCCCCCGTCGTCACCCCAGGGTGCGCCAAGGTGCCAGAGAACGCCGCATCCCCACCAGCGTCCGAATCCAGAACCTCGTCTGTCACCAAGAGCGCACGCTGGTACACGATCTCAAGACTCCCAGGGAGGATCGGCACGCCAGCCAACGTCTTGCTCCCCGTCGTGTCCGAACCATCCCCCGTCATGAGCGTCTCCGTCACCTCCGTCGAGATGTACGCAGTCGCCGCCACAGCGTCGTCAGACGCCACCCGCACCACCACCAAGCGCGAGCCACCGTTCTGGAAGAAGACATACGCAGCCAGCGGAGCCGTCAACGTGGTGCTGAAGGTGCCAAAGACCCGCTGAAACTCCTCCCACGAAGTGATCACCGTAGGAGTATTCAGCGGCCCCTTCGGCGTCGCCCCAATCAAGGCCAACCCCGAAGTCGAAACCGCCGTCGAGACCGCCTGGGCCAACGGTACTGTCAAGGTGCGAACGCCCGGTGTGTTCGAAGCAGGCATGCTCTTAGATCCTCACGCTAAGATCGCCTTTACCCGACGAGAGCCAAAAAGCAAACCCAGCCGACGAAGTCGAATTCGCTGCCGCAGGAAATTTTCGAAGAGCTTCGAATGCGGTCTGCACCAAGACCTCGAATGCGGCTGTGGGAGGGGTTGGGGAGGGTGAGGAGACCACCGCCGCTATAAGAGTGTCTTAGTTCGGGAAAACTTTGACCGCGATCAACGCCAGTTTTCAGATCGTACTTTCGGACGACACGCACGGCGAGGAGAGCCGACCGACGCGAGCGGGAGGAGCGGCCCGCCGAAGCCCCGACAGCCCGAGTAAGGAGTGTCTTAGTTCGGGAAGACGAAACCTGGGAACAAGGCCAGATTTCAGAGCCTACCGATTCCCGAGGACGGAGGGGACGACACAGCTCGATGCACTAAGGTCGGAGAGATGTCGTACTCCCCACGAATCGAGACCGAGATGCTCCTCTTCACCTCTCGCACGGAGAGGTCTGGGTACTGAAGCTCAATCGGCACCTCATCCACCGACCCGTCATAGGTGCGCTCCTCGTCCTCCGCGTCGTACACCTTGAGCGAGAAGCCATCGAGCAGGAATCGCTGGAGGAGGTACACCCACAGGAGCTTCGCCTCCCGACGAGCCGACGAACCTCGGGCGACGACGTCGATCCGATACGAAAACTTCCTCGGGTGCGAGAGCGGCTGAACCTCCAAGAAGTCCGCCCCAGTCCGCGTGGTGCCGTCAGCGAATTCGACTTCGGTGAAGCTCGTCTGCGGCGCGGGCCGAATGTCCTGCACCGCTAAGCCCACGAAGCGCTGCTCATCTGGCTCGTCCGAAGTCAGCGTTACCGCGACATGCGGGTAGAACTTCGCACCAAAGCTCTGCTCCCCCCCCGAGAAGTAGACAGGGACGTGGCCCTTGTACTCCGCCACACCGCGAACGCCCTCCACCACGAGCGCGTACTCCTCTCGCGCCTGATCGCCCTCACCAAGCAAAATCAGCACAGGCTCCATATGCTCAATGATGGCCCGATCAAAATGCTCGATCTCGATTCGACTCATGGCTCACCTCTTGCGAAATGCCTTTCGCTCGATCCCCTCCGTGAATCCCTCCATCGTCTCTGGGTTCTCAATGTCGCCCCGAGGAGGCTTCACAGATCGAATCTTGCTCCCGGTCAGGATCGCTTTTCGCTGCGCTTTCATCTCCTGCACGATGTACGCCTTCATCTCTTTCAGCGCACTTGACCAGACGTCGACCGCCTTCCCTCCGACGCCGTACTCCTCCCGAAGGGCTTCGAAGGCTAAGTCCGTTGGGGCGTCGACCAGCGCGTATCGCTGAGCAGGCATGAAGCGAATGGCCCGATCCAGCCTCTTGGGATCAAGCTCATCCGCCTCCGTGATCCAGCCCGCTTGCACCAAGAGGTGCGCTTGCTTCTTCAGCGCCTTCACCGCCCCCTCGTACTCGTCAGGAGTGACCCGACGAAGGACGCCCTTCCCAGAGGCGAGGAGCGGGGCCGGGATCGCCTCAAGGGGAATTGGCCCAAGCACAGAGAGATCCCGCACCAAGCCTGACGGCCCTTCCAAGAGCATTACCCACATGCCCCGATCCTGATCCGAGAGGACGCGCTTCTCCTCAGGCAGGACGACTGCATACCAGTCCCTCGTCCAGATCAGCTCAAGCCGGTCGTAGTCCAGGCTGGAGCGCGCTCCAGCAGCCTTCAGCCGCCGAACGAGCCGCCAGAGCGCATTCTGCACAATGGAGGCGACCTGCTTCTGAACGAACGCCTCGTCTGCTTGCGCGAGCCGCTTCAGCACCTTCTTGGTGGCCCCAGATGGCTTCGCCCCGATCACTTCTTGACCAAGAAGGTCTCAGGACGATCCAGCCGTTCGGCACCAAGCGACTGAATCCACTCAAGGTGCTTCGCACAGACCCCGAAGAGGGCGGACGAGGGGGCTTGCGCTTGGAGCATGGCCACAGGCGGATCGCCGCAGACGAAGCAATGCCGGTGGAGGTCAATGTCGCTCACCCGACATGGGAACGATCCCCCCCGGACGGGGCCACTACAGGGACGCCCGCAAGGCTTCCCTTCCTCTTGGTGCCAACGACAGGTCTGGCAGGCGAATGCCAACATCAGGCAACCTTCCCGAGCGCCTCTACCTGCTCCTTGGTGAAGAAGGTCTGCCCATGCTTCTTCGACCACATGGCCACAGCCTCTCCCAAGCCCCAGGAGCGAATGTCTCCCCACAGGATCGCCGCCTGATACGGCGTGAGCGACGGCTTGATCTTCAAGATCCGATCCGTCTCGGGGGCGTTGAGCGGACGAATGACCGGGTGAAGCTCGCTCTCCTGATCCTCAGGACTCCAACGGTCGTCCCCCTCCTCCAGCACGACGCGGGTAGAGATGTCCTCCAGCACGAAGAAGGTCTGGGCATCGTAGGAATACGCCGTCTCCGTGCGCTCCGTAGCCGTCCTCCGCATGCTCCCACGAACCTCTCGCTCCGTGGGCGAATTCGAATGCACCACACCCTCCGCAAGCACCTTGCCCATGAGCGAGCAGACCACGAAGCGATCCCCACTCGCCAGAAGCTCTGGAGCGACCAGCCACGCCCTCGAAGGGTGCGACGCCGCCACCATCTCCAAGAGCGAGAGCAGCTCCGCGCTCACCTCCGCCTCCGAGACCTCCTTCACTGGCCACCGCTCGTCCCCATGCACCGTTCGCATGCTCTTGTAGACCGTCGTCACCAAGGCATAGAAGCCGTCCGGGTCAGACTTCTCCTTGTCCGGGTACTCCTGTTGAATGATCTCCTTCGACTGAATCCAATCCTTCTCTTCCTCAGGGGTACGCACCAATGCTGAAGGCATCGCTTTTCTCCTCCTACTTCTTTAGCCTGGGAATGGAATCTCGGGGAGCGATGAAGCCCTCCGAGGGAGTAGAGGGACGCAAAGGAATCGCCTCAGCGGGCTGAACCTCCTCCGTCAGTCCCGACCGAGATTTCAACGCAATCTTCCACTCCGTAAATCCGGGGCCATTCCGAACGATCCCGAACTCGTCCACCTTGACGATCCGAAACCAACGCGGACGCTCCGACAGCGGATGCTGACAAATCACGTCCCCGATCTTTGGTGCTTTTGGCCCCTCCGTCAGCTCCGCCCAGAGCGAATACGGGATCGCAGCCTCAGCGTCGAACTCAGACTCCACCAAGCCCCCCTCGTCCGCGTCAACATTCTGACTCTCCGCCTCCTCGAAGAGAAAGCTCACGCTCAGCGCGAACGGAGCCATGTACGAAGGCTTCTCGCTCTCCCGATGAACAGGATTCCATTTTCCCGGCTTCAGGACGTAGTAATGCAGGAAGGTCTCGCCCTGCTCGTCGTCTCCAACAAAGCGTGCGTAGTCCCGGCTCACCTTCTGAAAGAAGTCCCGATCCCTCATACGCCCTCCGTGAAGCCACAGAAAAGGGGAGAACGAATTCGACTTCGTTCCCCCCCTCTTCACCCCCCCCAGACCCGATCAGCCCACCGAGAGAATGCGCTCAAGGTGCGAGGTCAGCGACACGCCGTTCTGGATCTCCTCCATGACCTCAGGGTCGGCCACGAAGCCGTGAGAAGCCAGGGCAGCCAGGGCAGCCTTCCCGGCCAGCTCCTTCGCCGCCGCCAGCGTGTCAGCCTCACCCTCGGCAGAGGGATCGTCGCCCTCGTCCGTGTAGATCGCCCAATACGCCCCACCCTCGTCATCGACGGCCAGCAAGGTCACCAGACCGTCCTCCGTCTCCGCCATCCACTCACCCTCGTCGCCCTCGATCCACGCCAGGGCGTCCACTGCCGACTGCTCGAGCATCGGGCGGTAGTACATGTTCTCGAAGACCTGAAGGCTCTCGTTCTGGTTCGAAGCCTGCTTCCCTGCCCAGTCCATCGCGCCAGCCTTAGCCGCACCAGCGACCGGAGCGAACTTGTTCCCCCGTGCCTCGGCAGAGCTGACGCCACCCCCTGAGCGAGACAGCACCTCGCCGTCGTAGCAGCGGACGTTGTCACCCTTCATGCGAGCAAGCCGACCGCAGACAGGGACGCCCTTCTGGATCGACAAGGTGCCACGCTCCGGGCGATACCGCACGGGAGCGGGCTTCTCGATCTTACGAAAGAGCGGCTTGCCGTTCTTCCCCTTCCCCACAACCACGTCCTTGGGAGAAGAGAAGTTGAAGGACACCGTCTTCGCCCGCCGCTGCGTGCTGAACTTCCCCTCCGCGTCATGGTGGGGATTCGGGTTGCCACGCTCTTCGATGTTCGCCATTTTGATCTCCTACTGAAGAAGCGATAGCGTATTGACGAGAATCGGGCAACGCGAATTCGAATTCGTTCAGCCAATCACAAACAACACCCCAGGCGAGGCTGCAAGCGCCTCCTCCTGAAGGATCTGAAGCTCAGCCTCCGACTCCGACATGAGGTCGCCGCCGTCCATCGACGTCTTCGACCCACCCATTGGAACCTCACTGTACTTGCGCCGAACTTGCCCCAACGTGCGCTTACACGTCGCAAGCAAGTAGCGCCGAAACCACTGAAGCTCTTGGCTGTCCAGATTCTCGACGTCCACGACGTACTTCACGAACTCTACGAAAGCGGGGCCACTCAAGGTGTCAGGTCGTACCGTCAGCACCTTGCTGCGTGGCTCGTACTGCCATGTGGGATCGTTCCCAAATTGCCGCTCTAATCCGCGATTGGCAAGGTACTGAAGAAGATGCGTTGTCCGCGTGAGGTTGCCAGGGTTCCGAATGAATCCCGTCAAGTCCTCCATAAAGTAGCTGCGGTACTCAGAAGAGACATTCGCTATATCAGGAAGGATTACGTCGACGACCTCTCGGACGTTCGACGGAAGCCTGTAGTCCGATTGGCCCGCCACCAAGGTGAGCGGGAGACGGCACCGCTCACCTACGGTGGAGGAGAGCCAGAGCTTGGTGTTCTCGATCCCGTCCGCAATGTCGTCGAGCGTTAGCTCAATGCCGACGTTGTTCCCACCAAGCTGGCGAATGACACGATAGCCCTCCGCCTGCTCCCGCTCGGTGAGCGCACGAAAGAGAAGCTCATGCTTGGTGGTGTCGCGGGCCATTGTTCAGCGGACGAGGGAGCGGCGAGGACGAGGGGCAGGCTCGGGCTTGACCTCAGTCACCTCGGGAGCGACCTCGGGAACCTCAGCGATCTCGCGGACTTCGGGCTTCGGCTCGGAAGGCTCCTCGACCTTCGGCTCGGGCTGCACCTCGGGCGGGGCAGACTGCTCGGGCTGCGGATCGGGCTGCTCCTCGAGCTTGACCGGCTCCACCAAGGAGAGGTCGACCAGCGACGGGGTGATCTCGACCGACGCCGTCTCCGCCGTCTCGACACGAACCTCCACTACAGGAGCGACGGGAGCGGGAAGCTCCACCAAGTGGGTCTTCAGCCACATGCGCCATTCGACCGACCCCTCGAAGACCTCGCCAGCCGCAAGGTGCCTGGACTCAGTGGGGCTGACCTCCAGACGGATCTTCTTGACCCCGGAAGGAACTGCCGAATGCTTCAGACGATACAAGGGCATCTCTTATCTCCTCTTCCAGAGGTAACTCGACTATAAAGACCGGTCGAGCGCGGTGGGGAAAAAGGAAAAGGCGGAACGCATTCGAATGCGTCCCGCCCCCGCTCACCTCACGGTGAGGTCACCGATCAGGCCAGGGTCGACAAGCCAGTGATCGAGAGCTTCCCGTAGAACTCGGGACGATGCACCTTGAGCGCGTTCCGGGTGATCACGCCGAACTTCTTCGTCATGGTCACGGGATCGACCTGCGTCACGACGCGGATCGGCATGTAGGGCGCGAAGATCGTGCCAGCCTCCTCCCAGGTCGAGCCACGGTAGCCGAGCAGAATGCGCTTGGTGGACGAACCCTCGTCCATGAACAGATCCTCGTAGACGACGTACTTGTTGTTGTACGTCCCCCACCGCTTGATCTGCGGGTTCTTCGACGCCACCGGCTCGACCCCGTCCGCCATCCCCGCGCCCTCGCGCTTCAGCGTCGCACGGTAGTTCTCATGCCCAGAGAGCTGGTCGATCAGGGCGATGATCTCCGGCCCAACCACAATGTAGTTGGGCGTGAAGCCGCGAGTGCGCTGCCGCACGCGAGCCGAGATCTGATCCAGCTTCTTCAGGATGTTCAGGATGTTGTCCAGCTCCGTCACCGCCGTGGCAGAGTAGGCCAGCGTGTCCGTGGTCGAAGCCGCCGAGAGCTGGGCGTCGATGATCTGGCGATCCAGCTCGGTGGCGATCTGGATCGTCATCTCGTCGACGATCTCCTGCTCCGCGTCCGCACCAGTGTGCGAGCGGATCTCGTCCATCGCCTCGAAGGTGAGGCTGGCGCGCAGGCGGCGAGTCTGGGCCGTCATGGTCACAGCCTCGAACGCCAGGGTCGTCTCACCAACAGCGGACGAACCCTCCATGTTCTGGTAGTAGCTCGCCACGATGGCGTCGCCGTTGGTGGGCGCGGTGTTGAAGGTGACCCGGAAGGCACCCGTGCTGTAGTTGATCGTGCCGGTGCCGCCGTCGTCACCCACCAAGAGGCCAGAGCCGTCGTCGGTGAAGACCTCGGTGCCGTCCGTGATCACCACAGAGACGCCCGTGGTCGAGTTGTACGGACGAACCGGGAGCTGGAGCAGGCTGCCCGAGAAGATCTTGGTGGCCCCGTTACCCGTGCCAGCCGCCTCCTCCTCGACGTACTCGCTCGAGTAGTGGCGGGCGAAGGTCTGGTTCAGCGAGGTCGCCGCCGCGATGTTGCCACGAGCCGAGCCGGTCTTGTACGACCGAATGAAGACCTGAGCGGTCGGCTTGTTGATCGGTGACACCAAAGCCAGATCGAACGCGATCAGCTGACCCATCGTCTTGCGGATCAGCGGCAGCGTCATGGCCTGCCCGTTGCTGATCACCGAGGTCGTGGTGTCCTCGTTCAGCGAGTCGCCAGGGTTGTTCCTGAAGTTCTCCATCATGACGGCGAGCGCCTCGTCGCGCTTGGCATTCCAGCCCGCACGCCGATCCCCACGCTCGTCCTTGAAGGGGCGATCCAGCGAACGAAGCTCGCCGTTCTTGCCCTCGATCAGGCTCTTCCACTCTTCCACCAAGTTGTTCCGCGCCATTGTTCGTTCTCCTCTGTTCGCTGTAGAATCGGTCTGCTAAAAACGTGCAAGCCTCAGAAGCGAGCTTTTTCAGTCGGGAACGAATTCGAATTCGACGCACCAACGAGATGAGGAGAGGGGATCTCCCTCTCCTCAGCGTACTCTGGCTGCTCTTGGTGCCTTACTGCTTGGGCGCGACCATGCGTGCGAGGAGATCCTGAGCGTAGTTCAGGTCAGCCTTGCTCAGCGGCTGCTCTTGCGCGGGGCGAGAGACCTCCTCCTCAATGCGCTCGGCAGGAGCGACTCCCTTGAAGGAAGGCTCGGGGCTTGGTGCGTTCTGCAACCGAGCCTCCACGCTCTCCTCGAGCCTGCTCTCGCGGGCTGGGGCAAGGCTTTCCATGAGGTGCTTCACCCCCTCAGGCGTGTCGAGCTTCTGGATTCGAGCCTGGAGCGCGAAGCGATCCGGGCGAGTAGCGACGCTCAGGATCGCGCTCTTCTGCTCCTCCAAGAGCTGGCTCCGCGACTCCGCTGCCTCGATCCGCTTGGTGGCAGCAGCCTCCACCAACTGGAGCCGCTCCGCATGCGTGGTGCGCGCCTCCTCCATCTGCCGCTTCATCGCGGAGACCTCAGCCTGGAAGCGATCCCGATCCGACTTCACCTCGGCAAGCTCGGTCTCGAGCTTCGAGAATGACTCAATCGTCTCGGAGATAGCTCCCCGCATCCGAGCGAGATCGTCCTGAAGTGTCTTGCGGGCCGCTTCCACAGATGCCTTCTCGACGTTGGCAATGGCGAGGTTCTCGCGGTGCCGCTGGATCTCCTCTCGGGCCGTGGCCAGATCCGCCTCGACCGCCTCAAGGCGAGCCTGCCAACGCTCGCCAGCACGCGCCTCGATGTCGACCCGCTCTCCAGAGAGGCGCTCCAGCACCAGCTTCTTCAGCGCCTCCTCGGGGGTGCCGATCTCGGGAGTGGCGAAGATCTGCTCCAGCCGATCCTTCACCACGGCCTCGGTGAGCTTCGGCCCCATGAGCGTGCGGATCAGATCCGTCTTCGGGTGCGCCCCCGTCTGGCGCAGCATGAGGTTCTCCGCCCGGAGAGACTCGATCTGCTCCACCAAGCGCCGGTTCCGATCCTGTGCCTGGAGGTTCTTGAACTCCTCCCGCACCAACGCGTCCGTCAAGGACTCCACCCGATCCCGACTCTCGAGGAGCGCAGCCGCCTGAGGGCTGTTGACCAGCGGCTCAAGGTGCGGACGAATCGCCTCCACGATCCGAAGGGCAGCCATGACGCGAGGATCTTGGCTCGAGACCTGCGAGAGCGCCTGCTTGCGCCCAAGCGCATGCGCTTCTGCCGTCGCCTCCTCCATGCGCGTCCGCATCTCCGCGATCACCAGCTCCCGAGCCGACGAGATCGAATTCGCCAACGCGTCCCGCTCAGCGGTGACCTGCTCCAGGGTCAGCCGCCCCTCCGCCAGCAAGGTGGCCGACTCGTTCTTGGTGGTGGCATTCTCCTCAGTCAGCGTGCGAATCCGCTCCTCACGCCCTTGCAGTTCCGTCTCCATCTCAGCGATCTTGGCGACCTTCGCGTCAAGGTCAGCCTGAGCCTCCTCCAAGCGAGCGCGCACCAAACGATCCCGCTCCACGTCCCGCTCGTTGAGCTTGGCGATCTCCTCCTGAAGCGCACGAAGCTCTGCCCCCGCGTCCTCCTTCACGTCCTCCCTCACGTCCTCCTTCGTCTCTCCCAGCGTCTCCTGCGCCTCAGCCTGCGCCTCCGAGACCACTTCAGCGGCCTCAGGCTTAGCTTCGACCGCCTCCGCTACCTCCTCAGCGTCCTTGGTGCCAATGAGCTTGCGAACCACGTCGTCCGCCTCAAGCAAATCCCCCGCGATCATGTCCTTGGCCGCTTCGAGCAGAAACGGATTGTCGGAGAGAATTTGCCGCATCTTGACCTCGTCCGCCTCGACTTCGCGGATCGACTCGTTGAGCGACTCCGCAAGCGGATACGCGGTCTTCACCGAAGGGTCGACCACGAAGTCGAAGGTCTTGAGGCGCAGATCCTCATTGACGTAGTCGGCGTCCCCCCTGCGCGTCACGCTCCCCGAGGCGCGAGAGGAGATCCCCACGGCAGCGTTCGCCTCGATCAGCGCCTGCATGATCTTGCCGCCAGGGGTGTTCAGGATCACGCAGGAACCCTCGATCACCCCGTCCTCGCGGATCTTCAGATCCTCGATGAGGTGGCTCACGCGCCAGAGCGAGGTCTTCCCCTCGGCAGGATGATCCAGCTCACCAAGCATGCGCCTCTTGGTGAGATCCTCGGAGGCGAGCTTGAGCGCATTCTCCATGATGCGCCGCTCGTAGATCCGCCCGTTCTGGTTCTTCGCGTCGACCCGACCAAACTCCCCCTTGACGCGAATCAAGCCAGCCGGGGTGCGCGCCTCCACAATGCTCAGAACCTGATCCGCCACCCGCTCGTAGAGTGTCTCCATCATTCGTTTCCTCTCTCTTGAGCTTAGCTGCTCGAACGTGATCTGCCAAAAGAAGGTAGGGCTGGCGACGAATTCGACTTCGCCACCAGCCCCGCCTTCCCTTCCCTTTCCCCCCTTCCCTTGCTCTTCCCTTGTCACCGCTTCTTGCGCCGGAAGGGCAGCCTCCAGAGGAGGCTCCGTCGTCTCTTGGATTCTGGGCTTTCTCTCCGATCCGAGATCCGTTCCTGATCGGGCCTTACCTGCGCTCTGAGATCCAGAGGGGTGTACCCGATCTTCCGCCGCACCTCAGACCGAGAGAACTCGCTCAGTTTCCCTCAGGCAGCTCCACCGCCGCCAAGAACGCAGGCCGGAGCGGCACCACCGTGTCGATCTCCTTCGCCAGCGCCTGAAGCACCGAGAGGCGGTTCAGGATCGGCGCAAGGTGCGCTGCCTTGTTCCACTCGCCCAGCACCGACTCCTCGAGGGTCTTGTCGCAGCCCGCCACCAAGGACTCCGCGATCTGCCCGTGGCCCTGAAGCTCGGAGAGGTTCGAGGTCTCGATGATCGCCTGGATCTTGTCGGCACACTCCGCAATGGCGAGGTTCAAGGTGCCAGCCGCCTCGAACAGCGCGAAGTCGAGAGGGTCGACCGGGGTCGTGGCGGGAGCCGCAGACTCGTTCAGGAGCGCCCGCAGGGCCGCGACTGACTCGTTCTTCGGAGCAGGAGCCGCAGCCTTCTTGAGGTGCAGCTTCGCCCGCAGCTTCGCCACCTTCTTCATGTGGCGCTTGGTGGAAGCCTTGCGGCGGTATACCTTCGCATACCGCTTGCGATCCGAGCGGTGCCGACGCCGCAGGAGCTTCGCCTTCATCTTCTCGGCACCCTTCAGGATGCGCTGCTTCACCTTCTTCAGCGAGCCACCCACCAAGCGCCGGATGAGCTTGAACGCCTCATCGAGGGACGCACCAGAGGCGACCGCCTGGGCGACCTTCTCGGTGATGTTCGCCTTCACGGCGTTGCGATCCTTGTCCTCGACCGCCTGCTCGGAGAGGATCACGTCGCTGGCATACGCGGCGTCCACCATCTCCATGAGCGCGTCCACGACCTCGGCGGAGGTCTTGAAGCGAGACTCGGGCAGGACAATCGGGTCGTCCTGCTTGGTGGCCGCAGGCTCGGTCGAAGCGGTGGCGGCGGCTGGGGCGTCCGTGGTCTGCCGCTCCTCGGTCAGGGGCTTGGTGGCCACAGGCTCAGCCTGCTTGATCCCCATGAAGCGCATGGCGCTCGCGGTCAGCTTGTCCTTGTCGATGCTCATCTCAACTCCCTCATCTAAGGAGATGCTTACCGATATACACAAAATCGGCAAGGCGAGCGCCCAGGAGATCGTGGATCGCCACCTGCTCGTAGAGACTCAAGGCTCGAATCTCCTCTCGGGATGGCAAGGCGTCGAGCGTGCGGTGCATCGACGCCACCAAGCGGTCGAGCGCGGGTCGAAGGGCTGGAGGAGCTTGAGGAGAGATCGGAGGGGAAGATGCTTGATACCGCTCGATCAGCCCCAGGATCTTCGACTCGACGATCTTCTGGAATCGAGCGGGATTTCGATCCTTCAGAACGAATTCGGCGCTCTCGAATTCCTCACTCTGGAGGTTGATCTCTCCCCAGGCGCTCTTGGTGAGGACTTCCTCCACACGCTCGAAGCAAGAGGGGATCGGGGTCTTCAGTCCTTCCTCCACAGCCTTCTTGGTGAAGTACCTCAAGGCTTCTTGAACCCAAGCCGACGCAGCCTCTCCACCCCAAAGCGCGAACGACACCCGAGCCGGATTCGGATAGCCCTCCTCTCCCTCGTGGAATCCCTTCGTCGTCTTCCACCCCTTGGTGCGAGCCAAGAAGCGATACATCCGATTCGCCTTCTCCTCGGAGAGCGGATCGCCCTTCAGAAGCGCACGCGCCTCGCGGACAGTCTGATCCTCCAAGCCGTCCCCACTCAGCCCCGCCTCATGCCACCGAAGCCCCTGCTCCAACTCGGCCAGCACCTCCTTTGGTGCAAGCAAGATCGAATCGCTCATGTTCTCCTCCAACGAATTCGAATTCGTTCACTCCTCGCGCCGACGCGATCTCCGATCCTGCTCATTGCGAATCCCGGTGAGGATCTTGGTGCGCCGGATCTCCTTTCGAAGCTGGATCAGCTCTCGCTCGAGCTTGAGCAACCGCGCCCGCTCCTGATCTCGACGAAGGCGCTCCGCCTTCTCGTCCGCACCAAGACGCCGAATCTCTCGAAGGAGCGTAGAGGACGTCGAAGCGTCGAGCGGATCGCGCTCAGTGAGGATCTTCTTGATCATCGGGTCAAGCACTGACTCTTGCGGTTCCTCGGGCATAGCTGCCTGCTGTGCCGCCATGATCTGCCCTTGTGCGCTTGCCTCGAGTTCCGCTTGCATGGCAGCAGCAGCACGATCCGCCTTCTCCTTCGCCTTGGTGACCTCACGCGCCTCCTGTTCAGAGAGACCGAACGCACGACGCAGAATGTCGTCCTTGGGAAAGAAGTCCACCATGCGGCTCGCAAGATCCGCCTTCGCGCTTAGCGCCTCGATCTGCGCCAGCTCGTTGATCTGCGACGGGGGCGTCATGTGAATGCTCCACTTCACCGCATCCGGGTCAATGCCCTTGGCAGTCAGGTGGTAGCGGCAGATCATGGACACGCCCGCGAGGATCTCGTTCTGAATTCGCTCCACGGTCGAAGCAAAGCGTGAGTCAAGCTGCGCGAGTGAAGCGCGAGTGTCGCCCTCTTCGAGCGAAAGATACGCCCGAGGAATCTTGAGCTTCGCCAAGACGTGCTTCAGGAAGTACTCAAGATCCTCGGTGTTCTGCCAATCCGCACCAGAGAGCATCTCGATCTCGGTGCTACGCTTCCCGTTCGAGGTCGCCACGAAGAAGTTCTCTTCTTGCCCAAGCGGGGAGGCGCGAAAGTCGATCTTCCCGTCAGGAGTCACAAACCGCTTCTTGGTGAGCATCGTCTTGGCGTTCTGAATGTGCGCCTGCGCCTGCTGCGTCGTCTTGCTGGTGGTGTCGATGTAAAAGACGAAGCGAGCGGGTGAGCGCGTGAGCTTGTAGACAATGGCCGAGTCCTCGAGCAGGGTCAGCCGACGCCACGCCCAGATCGCGTCATGCAGGATTCCGTACCCGTAGACCGAGCTGCTCTCCCGAAGCCTCCAGTGAATGACCTCCCACGGCTCAAATGGCACCAAGCCCGTCGCACGAAGCTGCTCTTGGAGCTTCTGGTGGAAGAGCAACATGCTCCGAATGTCCTTGCTGTTTGGCTCAGGGATCGGCTTCTTCTTGATCTCCTGATACAGCACGGACGCCTGAACGTAAGCCTCCAACGAAAGCGTCCGCGAGGACAGTAGCTGTGCGAATCCAAGGTGCTTCCCGAGATCCGTCTCTACGCGGCGCATGCTGGAGGTCGGAAGGGGGCGAAAGCCCGCCACTCCCTCCTGCGAGTACGCGATCTCCGAGAAGCGATTTCCGTACAGGCAGAGCAGGCGAGCCGTCGAACGGAGGTCGTCCCCGATCTTGAGCCGATCCAAAAGGTCGTTCAGCTCCTTCTGAATTCCCTCATGCTCAGAGACGCACCAGACCTTGCGGTTCTGGAGGTGATCCTTCTTGGTGCTGTCGTCAGCGTAAATATCCAACGCCGTCGACAGCACGGGGTACTCGGACATGGCCTCGTAGTCCGCATACCGATTCTGCAGGTCGATCTGCTGGCCAAAGGCGGAAGACAGGCCACCAAAGGGAGAGGCGGTCTGAAAGGGATGCTCCAGACCGTAAAAGCGGGGGGCGGGTTCCTCAGCACCAAGACCAGCCCCCTTAGGAAGCTCCTTGGTGGTTTCCTTGACGGAAGCCTTAGGAGCCTCCAGAAGGAGGCTCTGTCCCACGATCTTGCTGAACCAGCTCATGCCCTGAGCTTACCCCACACGGGGCAGTCGAGCGACTACTTCAGCTCCCCTGGAAGGGCTGGAGATCCTCGGGGACGTCGAAGAACTCCAGAGACTCATAGGCACGATCCTCGTCCTCAAGGCGGGTGAGGTCGTCCCGGTCGTCCTCAGCGTCGTCGTCGCCACGCCAGCCGTCGATCCCCATTTGGATCTGGTCGACCGCCTCTTGCAGCGTCGCTGCGCTGGCGACCGGGCAGGTGAACACCCAGCGATCCGTCGACACCGGATTGACGCGGATCGTGACCGCCTCAATCCAGTGGTCGGGGGAAGACCAGGGGAGAATGCCGACCGCGATCACGCCGAGGTCGAATTCGGCGCGCAGGCCGAGCTGGTCGGCGCGCATGAAGTGCCACACGCGCTCACGCTGAGCGCGCTCATGGAGCGCCTCAGTGGTGAGGTGGATCGGGGCCGCGCTCGTCAGCGCGAGGGTGGCGGGGATCGAGGCGAGGGGGTTGGCGGTCGTCATGCCCCTCATGTATCCCCAGCCTCATGGCTTGCCAGACCCCTTAGGCCGTCTTGACTTCTTCTTGACAGGATTCGTCCGCAGGAGGCGGGGGCGGATCTTCTGGTGCCGTATCCTGCATGAGCGCAGCCGAAGGAACGTACCCATTCAAGAGATCGAGAAGGACGTCCGCAGGCTCGATCCCATTCTCCTTGAATCCCCGCAGCTTCTCATGTAAGAAGGCGAATCGCTCCTCGGAAGCCACGTTGACGTAAATATGATCCTTGCCCCCGTAGGAGAACACCAAGAAGTGCGAGCCAAGCTCATTGCCGTCCGTCGTGAACACCTTCGAGATGATGTTGCTCAGATCCTCGGGGGTCTTGGCCCCTGAAGCGGCTTTGTCGAACTCTTGGAGCTTCTTGCTTCGAGTCTGCTTGTCTACGCTGTCCAGGGCTTGCTTTACGGAGAGCCGAGCAGACGACAGGAGCTTTTCATACGACTTGTCGTCGGTGATGCCCATTGCCTCCTGAAGAAGCTCCGCCGGGTGGCGAAGGATCAGATCCATGTAGAGCTTCGAGAATTTCTCGGGACTCACCCTGCCGTGGATGAGGTTGAGCCTCATGGTGATCAGGTTGCGAAGATCCTTGCAGGCTTGGTCGTTGCCCGCGATCTTGGGATCGTGAATGATCATGGCGGGTATGGTCGTGTGGCCAAGCGAAGCGCACGCACGCATGCGATGCTCGCCACCAATGAGCTGGAACGTCCCATGTGGGGTCGGCCATACCTGAATAGGGGCGATCATCCCAACCTCTTGAATCTCCTTCACCAAGCGAGCGAACTCACGCTCGTTCATCGTGTTCGGATTCAGGGGATTCTTCTCGATCTTGGCGATCTCAAGAGCAGGATTGAAGTCGAGCGTATGGTGCGACGAAGTCGACTTCGCTGCCGTCGTTGCCAGAGCTTCTTGCGGATACATGACGTCGGACATGCCTGCTCCTTAGCGTTTCTTTCCCTGGTTCTCTTCAAGCCAGAGACGACCCCGCTCAGTCAGGATCGCCCACTCGATCTTGCGCGGGCCAGAAGACGAAGGACGCTCTTCGATCCGCACCAAGCCACGACGCTCGAGAGAGAAGTACGTCGACCGATCATTGAACCCGTCGTTGTAGCCAGCCGAGATCAGCGCAACCTCTCCCCGTGAAGCCACGCGCTGAAGCGCCGTCCGCTGATTGTACCCAAGTGGTTTGGTGGTGACATCCACAAGCCCCCCACGAGCCATGTCGTCAAACAGCGGATCGGTCTCGGAAGAAGCCATGCCATAGTCTAACCGAAGACTTTGCAGGCTGTTTGCAATCACTCACCAAAGAGTCCGACCTGCGCTTGACGAGGCTTCGGCTTCGTGGCTTCGTCGTAGCGGGGCCGCTGCGGAAGCCCCTGAACCTCACGGGAGGCGTAGTCGCACCGACCGTAAATGACGGACTCCATCGCGGGATCTCGCTCAATGAGGGTGATCGACTGGCGATTCAGGACGGCAGCCACGCCCGTGGTGCCAGAGCCTGCAAACGGATCGAGGATCTCGCCACCGGGGGCCGTGATGAGGTTCAGGCACCAACGCATCAGCTCCACAGGCTTCACAGAGACATGCGGATTCCAACGCTCGGTCTTGGTGCCGTCCGAATTGTCGAAGACCTTGAGCGGGGGCAGATGCTGCAAACCCAGATCCTTCTCCTCCAGGGTCGGCTTCGGGCAGTAGACGAAGCCGTCGTGATCCGTCCATTGGTGGTTGTTGAAGCGCATGCTCTCCGCCGAGAGCGGATCAGCGAACGGGTCGACCTGCCCATGCATCGCAAGCACAGGACAGCCCACGACGCACTTGGTGGAGGTGCATTCGAATGCGTGCGTCATGACCACGTTCGCCGGAAACCGCCCCATGTCGTAGCTCTGAGCAGGAAGCGAGCGATACTCCCCATGCGCGTTCGAATCGAGCAGCTTGCGCTTCCCTGAAGCCGTCACTCGCGCCCCCTCGGAGCCGATCCGGCAGGACTTGATGTTGAAGCCCCCCGTCCCCCACTTCAGCATGTTCTCCGCAATGGTCGCCTCACTGATCGGCTTCTGCACCACTGAGATCGGCTCGGTCGCAGGCTTCAGCCCTGAATGCCAATCCTCGAAACGCTTGCCCTCCTCAGAAGCGGGGTGAAGGCGACGGAAGACGCGACTCTCCCCGTCCCCGTATCCTACGCTCGCCGTAGGATTGAGCAGCTTGGTGTGATCCCTTCCAGCCCCCCGATTCGACAGCTCCCCCTCACGGGAGCTGACACCAAGGTGGTCGTCGATGGCAAGCCCTATATTGAGACCCCGAGGCATCCCGGTCGCGTAGTGCCAAGTGATCATGCCGCGCTGCTGGAATCCCGCAAGACGAAGCGCCATCCCCATGAGGTCGAACGTGCGCGTCCCAGAGAAGGTCAGCAGGTAGCCCCCAGGACGAAGGACGCGAAAGCACTCGTACCAGAAATCTGGCCCAGGCACCCAGGCATCCCACTCCTTCCCCCCGATCCCGCTCTTAGGCTTGGTGCGCGTCGCTGGCCCCGTGTACCGCTCCCCTCGAGCCTCCGCCTCCAGCACCAAGCGAAGCCACTCGCTCCACTCCAGAAGCACCTGACGCTGCATCCGCTCCTGCTCCTCCGCAGAGGAGAGACCATACGGAGCATCCGTCACAATGGCGTGGTAGTAGTTGTCGGGGATTTGGCGAAGGTACGCGAGGGAATCACCAATGTGTATCCTGGGAATCATGAACGCTCCGTGATAGGGCGATCTATCACAGGATCGGGTCATGTGCCTTCGGAGGGAGCCACCAAGCCGCGATCCCGAGCGTTCGAGAGCGCGATCCGAATCGCGGAGAGCAGCGTCTTCGGCATCGGATCGTCCGGGGCGAGCGTTAGCCACGGGAGGGGGACGTAGCGCGTGTCGAGCGGGTCTTGGTGGATTACCAATTGCCACCCCGCGCACTCGGGGTCGTAGTCCTCGTCCTCGGGAATGAGCGTGTAGTACTCCAAGCTCAACGAGGTCTCCGCCTCGATCTCGTCGATGTCCGTCTCGCAAAGGATCAACGCGAGAATCCACAAGCCAAGCTGGTAGCCTGCAGGACGATGCAGGGGAATCCTCCGCTCTTGCTCCCCCGTCTCCTTCGACTTCCAATTCCAGTCAGGAATGAAGTCGGAATTGTTCTGCCAGGGGTGAAAGCCAAGCACCATGCGCGTGATCGGCGCAAGGACGGTGCGGACGGAGCCAGGAAGGCGGTTGACGCGAATGAAGTAGCTGTCCATCGGGTTCCCTCTCGCTCCCTTGTTCGATTCCTCCTTGGTGGGCAAACGAATTCGAATTCGTCTTCAGCCCATGATGAAGGGAGGGGCGGGGACGTCCGGGTTCGCGTCGCTCGTCCCCTTCTTCGTCTCAAGCCCCGCGTCGTTGAGCCGCTCTACAGGGGCGTACTCGCGCCGATCCAGCTCCGTCATGCCGCCCCCGTCCCACTCTCGCCAGTTCTCGGGGGTCTTCGAAGGGGAAACCCACTCCAACCCGTCCTCCTCTGTGGTGCCATTCGGATACTCCCGAGCAGCCTCAATCGCCTTCTGCGTTAGGATCGGATCAGGCTCAGGGGCAGCACCACGAAGGTGACGTAGCTCCACGTTTTGGTGCCGGAACGGCGCTCGAGGATTGATCGAGTCCTGCGTGACCCAATGCGTGTCCTCGAGATCCGCCCCCCCATGCACCAAGTCCGAATCAATGTACGACGCCTGCCGAAGGGCCATCAATTCAAGGTTCGTCACCACGCCAGCCACAGCGTCAGACGTGTCCTTCGATCCACCAAGCGGGTGATCCACCTTCCGCGACAGCGGGTCGTACTCGAGCTGCTTCATCTCGGTCAGGAAGGGTTCGTACTCGTACATCCGAACACGCCCCTCCATGAGCGCGTTTCGAAGCGCCTCATACGCCTCCGTCCCGTCGTCCACCGAGAGGAGGTTCGCCGGTATCCCATTGTCACGAAGGATCTGGATTCCGTCCGCTGACTGATACTTGTCCAACGTCGTCAACGCTATCTCGAAGCCATGATCCCGAAGCGCGTAAATCAACGCCCGAATCTCTTGAAGCAGGATGTACTCTCCGCTCGGAGGCTTCACCCTCAAGACGAAGTCGATCTCGATCTCAGGCGCTGACTCGAAGTAGGTCTCCGCAAAGTCAGGCGAACGCCGCTCGACCTGCACCAAGCGCGTCGTATGCCCCATGCTGATCCCAAGCCCGTCTCGCGCCAACGACTGATCGACATGGATCACACGAACCGAGTCAGGGTGACGACGCGGAACCCAACGATACTCATGATGCCCCATGCCAACCTTGATCTTCTTTCGCTCACACAAGACGTCCCAAAGCGGGAGTAGCTTGCTCTGAAGAATCCAAGTCTCGCTCGAGAAGGGATGCTTCAGCTCTGGACGGATCGTAGGACGGTACAAGCACGCTTGAATCGTCAAGAAGGACGCCACAGCGTCCGTAGCCATGCCAGCAACGTCCTGAATGCTCGACACGAGGTTGATCTGAAACTCCTTGACGTACTCAAACGGGACGTTGATGATCGTACTCCCGTCCCGAAGTGCCGATGGATGCACCTCCTCCTTCGGGGCCAGAATGCGAGAGCGTGTCGACCCCTGCCCCACCAAGACTCGGAAGTACTTGCCACTGAAGCTCTCGGCAGGCTTGACGTCCCACGTCGCCTTGTCAACCACGTAGGTGGTCGGATCGTTCTTTCGCTCGTTCACGCGACGCGCCGAGAACGAATTCGAAGTCGTCTTCGAGGACATCAGTACCGTCTTCATCGGCACCTTGCCCCCAGAGAGGAAACGGCTCTTGATACGATTCGTGAGCGTGACATACACACGCTCCGCAAGATCGAAATTCGCCGCCGTCATCGTCTGCCCAGGGGACTGAATGACAGGCTTCTTCCGGCGTCCCATGAAGTTCGTCTCGTCCATGAGGAAGCCAACGACGTCAAGACCCAGCGCACGCTCAGAGTTGACGGAGCCAATCTCTACAATAATGCTCTTCGGAAAGCGAATCCCGTCCGCCCTCTCCGTCCAGGGAAACTCCTTCTTGAAGTAGGGCGAGCTGCTGATCTTCTCCATCACCTTGCCAAGCACGACGCTCTTTGCAAGGTGCAAGCTCTTCGACATGCAGAAGAGGTATATGTTGGAAGTAGGCGCAATCCCAAGCGCAGACTGCGGGGAACGCATACACGAAAGCTCGTAGAGCTGCCGACAGAAGATGATCGACCCAAGGAAGGTCTTTCCCCAACCCGTCGACCCTGTCAGGATAATGTCAATGTACCGATCCGCCTCGAAGATTCGATCCAGCTCGTCCTTCAGCGGCTCGTAAAGCGACTCGCACGATTTCCCGAGAAAGTATGGATCTTGCACGAAGGTTCGTATATCTACCGGCTCCCGATCAAAGACCGCACGCGAGATCGCTTGGTAGGTGCTGTTCGAGCCTATCGCCGCCTCTTGGATCATTCGAAGGAAGAGCCTCCGCTGCTCGGGCTTGAGTGAGGCTATGGAGTCCTCGATGAGCGCAGCCTCCTCCTCCTTGGTGCGAATGTGATGCGAACGCCCACCGCGATTCCGTATCACTTGCCCTCCTTCGGCTCTTCCTCTCCCGTCTTCTTGGTGGTCGCAGCCACCACAGCATTGAACGCACGAAGGACTTGCGAGAGCTGCTGCTGCGAGAGCTGCTTCGTCGTAGGAGGCGGACGGAGAGGAGCGCCCGCACTTGGTGCTGTCGGCTCCGCCACCGTCGACGGAACGATCTTCTTCGTCATCTCAAAATACGTCGAGATCAACTCCTTCTGAATTCGAAGCTCCATCCCCGTGTAGCGATTCGTCACCGGGAGACGCTCCTCGAACTCAATCCCCTTCTGAATTCGCTTCTTCTGAATCCGAATTAGCTCCGCCATCTCCTCAATCGCATCGATGCGATTCTCAACGACCTTGGCAGCAGCCTCCACATGCCCAGGAAGAAATGGCTCCACAATGTCGATCTTCGCAAGCTCCGCACGAAGCGAAGTCACACGCCGAATCACCTCTTGCGGAGGGACGTCCAGCCAGATCCGATGATCGTCCTGAATGAACGACCGAACGCTATTGATCGCGTAGCCCCCCTTGATCCGGGCAAGGATCTGCTCGTAGCAAGGAAGCCGCTGAAAAAGCTGGTGATTCATCGAGATCGGATGAATCTCTGGCACCTCTACGGGGACGGGAAGCTCTGTTGGTGCCTTCCTGGGCATGGCCTCACTTCCTGTCGAGGATTTCGTAGTGCGCGATAAATTGAATGTCGCTCAAGCGAGCCTCATACGAAGAAACCGCCGTGCCGTTGATACAGAAGGGCGACCCGTCGTCATTCGCCACCCCGTTGATCCGAATCCAACCCCGCCGAATGTGAATGAGCTGCCCATGCACAATGTGGTGGTCGTACACCCGGTCGTTCACCCGCTTCGCCGCCTGCTCCGGTCGCTCCACACGGAGCGCCACCAAGGACGCCTTCATGCCGCCTCAACGAATTCGACTTCGTTGGCACATGCGGTGAAGACGACGTCCGCCATTCGAAGGGTGATGCTGGTCATGGGCAACCCCTCGACAATGATAGGCTCTCCGCTCTTGGTGCGAGGAGAAGAGATCGTCAGCCAGGAGACCCCCTCGTCGAGGAAGTGCGTGCAGCCTCCACCAAGCATGCACGAACGCCCCGTGATGTTGGCACTCTCGCCCGTGATCCCGACCACCACCAGCTTCTTGCTCATGATTCGCTCCCGTGAGCGAAGTTCTTAGCCCAGGAACGAAAAAAGGGCCACCCCCGCAGGGGTAGCCCTCACCCTCTCAGCCGATCAGGCGTTGTCCACCGGATGCGCGATGAACAGGTGCGTGTTCGCAGGCGCGGTCGACCAGTCGCCGTAGATCTTCAGAGAAGACCCCGTGAGCTGGAACTCACCAGCCGCCGCAGGCGTGATCGCCACCTGCTTGAAGGCCACGCCATTGAAGTCCGCACGAAGCCCGTCCGTCATGATCTGCACCAAGGAGCCATGACGCTGCATCGCAGCGGAGTTGATCGAGGTGTTCAGCGTGAAGGTAGAGACACCGCCAGAGACGGAGGCAGAAGCCGCCGCGTCCGTAAACTCCTTCTCCGCCCACTTCCACGACAGCTTCGCCGGGGTCGTCCCGAGATCCTTCAGCGCGAGCTGGTCGCTCCCGTTGGTGTAGATCGTCGAGTTGTCCACCTTCGCAGAGAACTCACCCCCCGAGAGGGTGATACCCACGCCAGCGGTGTACGACACCCCACCAAAGGCTGAGTAGCTCAGCGAGGTCGTCCCAAGCGTTGAGACTGTTGTTGCCAGATACCACGTCGTGTCCGCATTGGTGCTGCCAAGCGCCACAGAGATCAGCATCGAGGAGAGATCCGACGCAGAGTCCGCATCCACCGCACGAGTCAGCACGAAGGGGTTCGACCCGTCCCCAACCGTCGTCACCACGTAGACGCCATTCTGCGCCCCTGTCGTCTGGTTCTTCACCAGAATACGATCCCCCACGGTCGGAGAACCACCGTCCACGGAGATCGCCCCGTTGCTCGAACCCGTCAACGTCGCACCAACGCCAGAGGAGCCGTTGCTGTAGGTCGCCGCAAGGTTCGCCGTCGTCGCATACAACGCGTCGTCCTTCTGCGCCAAGCCAGCAATCATGGCCTGGGTCGTGGCAATCAAGCCGTCGACGTAGGTCTTGGTGGCCGCATCGTTGTTCGACGAAGGCGCTCCCAAGCCCGTCACCTTGAACCCACCAGCCGCAAGATCCGCACCAAGCGTGCCACGCAGATCGCTAAACTCCCAGGTCTGCGTCAGATCGACGTCCAACGCCCCACTCGTCGATGTCAGCTTCGCCGTCTTGCGAAGCATGCCCGCATTCACACCCATGAAACACCTCCTGCCCTTCTGATAGGAGATCTCTCTCTTTCTGACAAGAGGAATTTACCCGACCTCGATAGGCTTCACGAATCTAAAATCAACGCATTAATACGGAAAGTGTACGGACACGAAGTGGTCTCCGTCAGCGAAGTTTCCAGCGATGGAAATCTCACTTTCCTGAATCCGATACTCGCGAAACGTAGTAGCGTCACTGTCTGGTGTATCGTAAACACGCTTCGTGTCTACGACCCCGTCCACGAAGACGAGCATGCCGCCTCGAAAGGAAGCAGCCTCGGGAGGGGTAACACCAAGGTCGGCGGTACTCAGGCCAGATGCAGCGTCATAGGTGAAGTCGTCCTGGGTGAGGTGAACGACGCGCCATGAGATCCCAACCTGCTGAAGCCTCGGGTCTTGCGTAGAGTCTATGAAATTGTTGTCGAGCGGAAAGCGCGCCTCAAGCGCATGGATCGTGACCTCCCCCTCATGCGTGAACGCCACGTCCCCGTCCGTGTAGAGCGTTACCGTCCAGTCCCCTCGCTTGGCAGCAGAAGCCGACGCAAGAAAACGCGCCCCACTCTGAAGCGTCAGCGAAGTGTCCGACGAAATCGAATGCACCCGCGCCCATTGATGCTCCGAGCCAGAGGAGATCCGAATCAAGCAGCCAACCTCAAGCTCTGTGAGGAATGCCGTGCCTGTACCAGTTACCGTCGTGCCACGAAGCGCAACAGAGATCGTCCCCGTCAACGTAGTCTGCTCTACCGTCAGACGTCCATACACAATGGTGTCGCCGTAAATCCGATTCCCGTCGCTGTCGTAGGGATACACAAAGTTATACGACCCTGATGTCACCATGCCAGGAATGAGACTCGTCCCACCAGCGTGACGACCCGACATGAGGTCGTTCACCACTACGCTCTCCTGCGTTGAGAACTCCGCCGCACCAAGAGAGACATACCGCGCAATCGTCGTCCCACCTACCTGATC